GAAGCGCCCGTCGGATGGCTTCAAGGAGTCGGGGACCTTGATCCCAGGCGGGGCGGAGGGGTCTGTAGAGGTGTTGGAGGTACGGGGCCGGTTTCTCGGAGAGATAGTCACATGTGACAGCATTTGACCAACTCGTCCACCATGGCAAGTCCGTTACGGACCGACTCGGGTAGCTCACCGAGGGTGTGCCCGTAGGCGAGGGTCAGGGCCGCTACGACGACCGGGTCAGGTTCGTTCTTCGGTCCCAGCTCGAGGCGTCGCACGAGCTCACGGCTGATCGGGTAGGGCAGCCGCTCCGAGGCACGCTCTGCCGCCTCCGTCTGGGACATCCCTGTCGCTACACGCCAAACAGCGAGCAGCCGGCCCAGGGAGTCGATCGCCACCGACGTCGTGATCTGCGCCATGCACAAATCGTGTCACGTCCCGAGGTCCCCTGGCAAGGTTCTCCTCGCGAAAGGCTTGACACGGATTGTGCAGAGCGCGAAGGTAATGCACGATTCGTGTATCGCAGCCCTGTAACTACACCGCTGGCGTCTCTCGTGAGGTCCGATGGCCAACAGTTTCGAACTGGTCGACAACGCAATGCACGGGGCACTCGAGCTGCGGCTTCGGCGCATGCGTGAGGACGGGTGGTCCATGCAGAAGATCGCCCAGACGTTCACGGACGAGGGGTTCCCCGTCTCCCGCGAGACCATCCGGCGCTGGCTCGATCATCTGAAGCTGCCGCTCCGAGGCGTGGCATGAGAATCCGCCAGAGGCGCCTCACGTCGACGAGAAGGCGGACGCGTCAGCGTGAAGAGCGGCGGCGCGAGCAGAAGCGCAAGCGCGAGAACGAGCCGAAGTCATGAGCGACGACATTGCCAGGGACGAGCTCGTGGTCGAGAAGCCCGCGCCCGAAGACGAGCGCCTCTGGGGTGTCACGACGCTCCTCAAGGTCGCCCGGGGCACCGGCCCCGGTCTCGAATACTGGGGCAAAGAGCAAGTCGCCAAGGCCGCGCTCAAAGGACAATCCACGGTGGCGGCGATGCTGCGTGAGCAAGGCGAAGCGGCGGCGCTCAAGTGGTTGATGGACGCGCCCTACCGCCGCCCCAAGGACTCGACGTACACGAATGCCGAGCGCGGGACGGCAGTGCACCGAGCGTGCGAGACCTACGCCAAGACCGGTGAGCGTCCCGAGGTCGACGACGAGGTCGCCCCGTACCTCAACCAGTTCGAGAAGTGGCTGGTCAGGTTCCAGCCGGTCACGTACGAGGCGGCCGAGATGACCGTCTACAGCCGCCGGTACAGCTACGCGGGCACCTGCGACGCCTTCATGTGGATCGACGGTCATCTGTTCATCGTCGACTACAAGACAGCGGCCAAGTCGTACGACGCCAAGGGGAACCCGACGACCCCCTACCCCGAGGCGGTGTTGCAGCTCGCCGCGTACGCCCATGCCGAATTTGCCGCTGCCTGGCGGGTGCGCCGTTTCGAGCAGTTTTACAGGAGGTACTACCTGCTGGGCGAGGACGAACTCGACGCGAAGGTCGAGATCCCGAAGGCCGAGGCGGGGCTCGTCATCCATATCGCGCCCGAGCACTGTGAGGCGTATCCGGTCCCGGTCGACGATGACATGTTCAACGCCTTTCTCGACCACCTCGAGGTGGCGCGCTTCACGCTTGACACTTCGAAGGACTTCTTCCGTGAGCCCCTGGTGGCGCCATCATGAATACGATCGAGCGGCGTCTCTATGACGCCCTCGGGGAGCGCGGCTTTACGGTCTACCGCCGCGGCTGGCCAGATTTCCTGGTTGAGCACCCGAAGTGGCACACCGGGATGGCACTTGAACTGAAGGCTGGCGTGGACCGCCTGACACCTGAGCAACTGGCAATGCACGAAGCTCTGCGCCGATTTGGTGTGCCGGTTTCCGTCGTGCGCGAGTCCTTCGTTGAGAGACTCTGCGCTTTCTCGGGTTCTCGGGGGGCCCTACCGCCAGGCGAGGTCTTGACATCTTGCCACGACGCGAGCGAAGCCGAACTGCGGAACCTTGCCTTCCTCGTTGCTGGGGCGACAGCGTGAGCGTCTCAGTCGCGGATAAGAACGGGCCTGGGCTGGTCCTCCCTAGCTTGAACCCGATCCGTCCAATGGACGTCCTGGAGGCAAAGGCTGATCTTGGTCGCTGGTTCGATTCGTCCAATGCGACTCGTTACTTCAGCACCTACAGCAGCACCGATCCCACTGATCCCATGCCCCTTGGTTTTCTCGACGGGAAGTGGACTCAGAGACTCATCCAGCGCCAGGGGTTTTGGGTTGACCCCGATATGTGCCGTCTTGCATCGATAGCTGCCCAGTCATTACCGGCAGAGGCGGAGGTGGAACCCGCTACGCCTCAGGGGTTTATTTACCTCGAACTCCCCAATCCGTTGTCCCTGCACGACGGCTTCCCGCTGCAAATGCAAGGTGTCACCTGGGACGAGACGATCATGTTTGGGCTGTACCGTCTCCGTCGGGCCCTTGTTCCCACCGAGTGGCCCATTCCTTACCGCGATTCGATTATTTTCGAGGCTTCTCTCTGGCATGATCTCCACTCGATAGTCAGTTGGGCCAAAACCTACTGGCTGCTTCTCGCTCAGCGTTTGAGCACTCAGACCGCAGCAAGGATCGATCGGGCAACGCGACGCCGGTGTCGCCACCGCTCGGTCCCTGACAACCAGACCGTTGAGATCGTCTCACTGCGAAGATCTGCGATCGAAGAATCTCAAAGTTGCGATGAACCTAGAAGCATTGAGTGGACGCATCGGTGGATGGTCGACGGTCATTGGCGCAACCAGTGGTACCCCTCTGACCAGGCCCATCGATTCACCTGGATCGCTCCCTACATCAAAGGTCCTCCGGACAAGCCGTTTGTTCTCCGGGAGAAGGTCTACAGGTGGCACAGGTGAGGGAGCTCGGACTGAGAGAGCCCCTCCGTTTCACCCCGCCCCCTGACGGCCCGGAGTGCATCGAGGACAACTGCCAGCGACCGCCCTACGAAGGCGATCGTTGCAAGTTCCATCGCGACGTGCACGACTACAAGACGCACGCGCTCGCACAGCGACCTGCGCAGAAGCCCGAGTCGCTAGGGCTGAGGCGACTGGTCCGTCCCCCGGTGGCAGGGAAACCAGCAATCCAGAAGCCGGCAGCGCCGCCAGCTCGAAGAGGGGCCAGGATCAGTCCGTCAGGGCAGCACTACTCGTGCTGCGAGTGCGGGGAATGCCCGTCATGAGGCACCCCGGCGACATCCGTCACGAGTTGAGCGTGCTTCGCGATCGTGCCGAAAGGGGTTCGTGGAGCGAATTCGATGAAACGATGTACGGACTCGATCGCGAAGATGCTCTCCTGCTCTGTGAGCTCGCCGAGTCATTACTCGAAGAGGTCGAGCGTTGCCGACGACTGCTCGAGGACGTCAAACGCCGTACCGACCCCCATGCGGGGTCCGCTCTATCGCCTACACGGAGCCGAACTTGACTCTTGCGACCACTTCGACATGTGGCGCTGGCCACCGTTGTGATTCTCCTGAGCAGTTGTGCTCAGACCCCTCGTCCCGCAAGTGCGCCCCCGCCGCACCCGACCCCCTGGTCGGTCCAGCGGGCGACTGCCGGGACCTCGACCACAGACGAGGTTCCGGCAACTTCGACGACCACGACCGCTGCGCCCGTCACTTCCTGGCAGGCCCTTGTGCTCTCACTCCCGTGGGACGGGCGACTCATGCTCCGCGTCAGTTGGTGCGAGGACCGCACGGGCGATCCGACAGCGATCAACGGCGTCAGCTTCGGCTTGTTTCAAGAACGCCGCGAGAAGAGTTCGGACCCGATGCAGCAAGTGCACGACGCTTACGCGTTATGGCGTGCACAGGGTCTACAGGCTTGGAATTCGTCGCGCGCGTGTTGGGGTTGACGTGAGTCGGCAGCGCAAGCGTCGGGCAGCTGGGCTCACGTCTCTTGCCCGCGGTCGTCTCGAACTCGCGCGCGAACAGTACGAAGCCGAGCTGAAACGCAGGCGTCAGAAGGCTCAGACCGTGCCCGCCCAGCTGAGTCGGCTGAAGGCTGCGCGTCGCAAACGCGCTCGGCGCCGAGGGCGCAACCTTGAGAGGGCATCGTGACCATTCGCAGCATCATCTCGTTGCAACGCGCTCTGCACGAGACGGGGAGGATCCGCCTCGGCGAGCAGGTGCCGATCGAGTCGGGCCCGAACAAGGGCAAGATGCGCGCCAGCAAGCTCACGAAGTTCCGCTTCACTTCCGCCCATCGTCGCTCGCTCGAGGCAGTCGCCCGTCTTTACGGCGGAGAGGTGAAGCAGTGGACCGACACCGCCCCGGTCGAGGGCCAGTGGGAGCTTTACGCCGACGTCTCGGAGATCGACGTCGTGGTCTTCGTGAGCGACATGGCCTTCTCGCAGTGCTACGAACTCTGGTCTGCCAGTGGATGCAAACGCCGATGCGATAGCGCGTACAACGAGCTCGACGAAGATGGTCGCTGCCTCTGTAACCCGGATAAGCGTGACTGCAAGCTCACAACGCGGGTGTCGTTCATGTTGGCGCAGATCCCCGGCATCGGGCTGTGGCGCCTAGAGACGCATTCGTACTACAGCGGCCTCGCCCTTCTCGCTTCTTTCGAAATGGCACATCTGTTGGCGCAGAGTGTCGGCAGATCGGTGCTCCCCGGCAAGCTGCGTCTTATGCCGGATGCCAAGAAGCGTCCGACGCCCACGAAGAGCGACCCCGACAAGGTGAGCACCTTCAAGTTCATGAAGGTCTTTCTGGACTTCGACGTCGACATGTCCGCGCTGGCGCTCGGTGCCTCACCGATAGCCGCCCCATCTCTGGCTGCCGGCGAGGGTGGACAGTACCCCCCTCCAGCCCTCCCGGCAGCCGGGCTCACACCGGTGCCGTCGACCGGCACGCCGAGCATCCCCGATCAGATCGCTGCCGCTGCTGCCCCCAAGGAACGGCCCAGGCGCAGCAACAGTCCGCCGTCCATCCCGTCGACCGGACGCCATCCCCGGACGGCACAGGCGGCGGCAGGGGAGAACGCGGCCAGCCATGGCGCCGAGGGAGATCCTCGGACGGTGCCCTCTAGCACTGCTGCAACAGCGGCCCCGTTCTCCCCGCAGGACAGGGCAGCACTCGCCCGGGCGCGCGTCGACATGCGCAACCGCATCACGGACGCGCTGGACAGGAGCGAAGCAAAGGCCTTCGAGGAGACGATCGACCGGGAGTGGCCACCCGACGAGCGCACTCTCGGGGAGTACGAGGCGATCAACGAGTGGCTCGATGAGAACTTGCCGAACGCGTCGTTCAGGACAGATGACGAGACAGCGGGTCGGGCGCCAGGTAAGAGCGGTGCGTCCGATGGAGAAGCACGTCGGGACGGGGACGAAGATGCTAGCCCGCCGCCGCCCGCTGGTGACGTTCCCGGTTATGCAGGCGATCTGCACCGAAAGGCTCAGGAGCTCGGGCTCGCCGAGGAGGCTTTCGACGCCGTCGTCTACAAGGTAACCGCTGGGCGCACCACCTCGGCGAAGGAACTCAAAGCGCGCGAGGCCAGCCGCGTCTTCCAGCACCTGCTCGAGATCGAAGCCGGCAATCTCGTCGTGATCGACGGTTCCGACGGCTGGGTGGTGCAGCCGAAGTGAGTCAGTACGCCGCCGACACGACCGTCTCAACCGAGAACAGCCGAGCCGAGATCGAGCGCACACTGCGCCGCTATCAGGCCGACGCCTTCGCCTACGGCTGGGATGGCAACAAGGCGATGATCCAGTTCGATGCGCAGGACCGGCGCATCCGCTTCGTGCTACCGCTGCCCGAGCGTGACGATCCGTCGTTCACGAGGACTCCCGGACGCGGGCTTACGCGCAACGCCGAGGCCGCCGAGCGTGCATGGGAGCAGGGGTGTCGCCAGCGATGGCGCGCTCTCGCTCTGTGCATCAAGGCCAAGCTCGAAGCTGTCGAGTCAGGAATCTCGACCTTCGAAGAAGAAGGCGACTATCCCTTCACTGTCGAAGATGATAAAAGCCCAGGTGTGACATTCGGCGCTTCTAGCGTCTCCGCTGACTGGTCTGTCGCCGCTGGAAATTGGGCTCATCCAGGCGTTGTGCGACCCGAGGATGTGGCTCAGGGCTTGACGAGGATTTCCACCGAGGACGTTTCGCCGTCCTCAGTGGTCAAACGATAAGTGTGGATGCCCGCCTTGGCTTCTCTGAGCGTTACGGCAAGGGGCTGTATCTGTCGAACGTCCCACTCTGTCGGAGTCCCTGGGTCGTTTGGGCTCAGGGTAAATGTGAATTCGACCGGATCGGCCTCGGCCGGTTGCCCATCAGGCCCGAAGTGTTCAAGGACCACTCGATGGGTGGCTTGGTCGTATGGCAACGCCACACAGCAAATCAGTTGCAATTGGTTAGGAAACGAGTGGATCGTAACGGTCTCCGTTCCTGCCCCCTGGATATCCCAAAACCCGTCGCGTTGTGCAACCTGTTGGCAGTGCATGAACCACTCGATCCTCATGGCGGGCAACTTAGATCCAAGACCCTTTGCCTGCCCCCTTCGCGAAGGTGCTACAGACCAGTCGAGGGGGCGCGCCCAATGAGAGGTTGGCTGGAGGGTCGATCCCCATGTGGCATGTGCAGGAAGCGTCGCCGCGGTGACACGGTGGCTCGCTGCTCCGTTGGGAGCCCAGTTCGCGATCCGATCAACAGTCGGCCATATCTGGAGGAGCCAGGGAAGGATCGAATCAGGAGGCAAGAGCGGGTCGGGGTTCAGTGGACCGGTCCCACTCTCGATCAGGTCGTGCGCGAAGACCTGGAAGCCGAGACAACCGAGTGTGAAGGTGGAGAGCGAAGCTACAGCGCGCTGCGGGTGCTCCTCCTTACTGGACAGGACGACCTCGGAGAGCGTCGCCACTACCGCCTCCTTCGGCGTTTCTTGGGCGTGGTACAGAAACAGCCACACCTGCGTGTCGGGCGGCGGCTCTCGTTGCTCTCGGTGCTCGTAGAGCCACCTGAAGAGGCCGAGCGATAAATGTCCTCCTGGGTAGTCCCTGAGCGACTGTCGCATAGAGAGTTCGAGGCACAGGGCCTTCTCGATCGCCCAGAAGGTGGCCGTCCTTTGTGCGTCGCCATCCAGCGGAATGGGCAGATTGGTGGCGTCCGGATAAATCATGTCGGCAAGGATTGGCTTGCTTGCATTTTCCAGCACACTCATCCACCCGTTGTTACAACCCTTGCAAATCGCTTTCCGCAACCTCGCTTGCAGAACCGTGTTATTGCGCGTCTTCCGGCCTGGTCGTCGATACTCAACCCTTCCCCAGCGGGGAAGCACCTTGCGAAGCCATTTCGGAAGCACGTCTTCGACGTGGAAGGGCCCCTGGCTAGTTCCACAGAAGATGCAGGTGTGGTCTTGCCGGACGGCTCGACTGTCGGCGGCTGGATCGGTCCGCAGATCGGACAGGCCTACGAGACGGGGCACATGCCGCCGCTGCTGCCTGCGCTTGAACGAGGTGCGCCATGAACCTTCGCAGATTTCGCAAGATCATCGAAACCGCCCAGATAGCGAGGCTGGAGCTTCACGACGGTGATGTCGTGCTCTTCCGTGTCCCTGATGGCTTGAGTGCGCAAGAGCATCACATGCTCAAGGAGGTCGTCAGATCGACCTTCGCAGCGGCACAACCTTCAACCGCGATCGAGACTCTGCTCGTTCCCGAGGGTGTGACCGTCGAGATCCTAGGACGTGCAATGAGACCAGGGGAACGAGAGATGAACTGGACCAAAACAGCACCGAATTCAGGGATTGCGCCATGACCCGCTTCTACCGCGTCCTCGTTCTGCTCGCGTGCGTCGCCGTCGCAGTCCTCGTGACTCTCTGGCCACCAGCGTGGGTGTGGTGCCTCACATGGCTTCTCGTTGACTTCGTAGCGGTGCTCATCGTCGCTGGCCTCGACACCCTCGAGGAACGAGGCGAGTTCATGCTCGTCGAGTTGCGCCATCGGGCGATGTTCTCGCGACGAGGTCTCAACCAGCGCGAGTACCGACGTCTGGAGCATCTGCTCGATCGCCATTCATCACGAATATCAAGCACCGAGAGGACTGCCGTATGACCGTCACCGAAGTCGAGATCCTTACCGTCACCCAGATCCCCGTCGAACTGCTCGACCCGGCCGAGGACAACCCGCGTGGTGATCTCGGGGATCTGACCGACCTCGCCGCCTCGATCGAGCAAGTCGGCATCATCCAGCCGCTGATCGTCGCGCCGAACGACACGCGCTGGCGGATCGTCGCCGGTCATCGGCGTCATGCGGCCGCGCAGAAGATCGGGCTCGAGCGCGTGCCCGCCATCATTCGAGACGACTTCGCCGGTGAAGACACCGACGCGAAGCGGCAGGTGGCGATGGTGGTGGAAAACGTGCAGCGCAAGGACCTGACGCCGTTGGAGCGCGCGTGTGGCTTCCAGCAGCTCGTCGATCTCGGTAACACTCAGGAAGAGGTCGCTCAGAAGTGCGGTCTGTCCCAGGCGACCGTCTCGAAGGCCCTCGGGTTGCTCCAGTTGCCTCCCACGATCGCCGAGAAGGTCGGAGGTCCCGGTGGTATCCACGTCGACGATGCTGCCCATCTACTCAAGCTGAAGGAGCACCCGAAGGCCCTCGCGTCCATCGAGAAGTCGACGCGCGGCCGACGTGACGATGTCGCCGCCGAGGCGAAGCGAGCGCTCGCCGACATCGAGCACGACGAGAAGGTCCTGGCGCTCAAGGCCGAGGCCAAGGCGAAGGGCTGGAAGATCGTGAAGGAGGTGCGCGGCTTCGGAGCGAAGACGGCGACCTACCAGATGCTCGCAGGCGGCTCCGACAATCACTACGGCCACACCCTGGACGTCGATCTGGCGAAGCACCGCACCGAGCCCTGCCATGGCGCCTACGTCCGGGAGTTCGGCGGGGCCCACCTCGTCGAGGTCTGCACGAAACCCGAGCGCCATAAGGCGAAGGGCAAGTCCGACCTGAAGGCGACGCCCGGCAAACGGCGCGAGCGCAGCGCGGCAGAACAGCGTCAACTCGACGAGCAGAAGGCACGCAAAGCCGCCTTCACCCGCCGGGACGAACACTTGCGCCCGCTGTTGGCCAAGGGTAGCGGGAAGATCGCCTCGAAGGTCGCTATCACGGTCGTTGCCAGGGTGCTCATCGACGAGATTGGCTCCGACGCCCACAAAGCGGCGTGTGACCTGTTAGGGCTGAAGGTGCCAGCGTACAAGGACGACGCGTTGATGGACGAGGCGGCGAAGTCTGATACCGACCTCATGCGTGTCGCCGTCGCGTGCGCTCTGGCAATCGGCCACGTGGGTGCGAAGGCACAGTGGCACGGTTGGGACGGCCCGGACATCGCTGCTCTCTATGAGTTCCTGCAGGCGACGGGGTACGAGCTCGACGAGTTCGAGGCGACGCAGCTCGAAGAGGCTAATCGGCAGAAGGAAGAGGAGGACAGAGAGGACGCCGAGGCGGATGGTAGCGAGGGCCCTAAAGGTCTTAGTGGAGATGTCATATCCGAAGAAGGCGAACAGGATCTGACCGAGGAACAAGCCGCCGCCGCCCGGTATATCCCCGGCCACAAAGCCCCCGAAGGCGAGGATGTCGGCGACCCGGACATTGCCCGCTGTCGGCAGTGTGGTTGTACGGACGCCGTCGCGTGCGAAGGAGGTTGTGAGTGGGTCGATGACCCACTGGGCATGAATCTCTGTAGTCGTTGTGCCGAGGAGCTCGGGGTCGAACTGCCACTGTCGGAGCTCGAGCAGGAAGCCGCTCAGCGCAACGAGGACATGGCCGCAGACGACGAAGTCGCCGCTGTCTCCGCCACTCTCATCAGCATCGAGGAGGTCACGAAAGGCGACAGGACGCTCTACGACGTCAGTTGTGCCGAGCATGGTCAGGTGGGCAGGACGCTGGCGACGAGTTACGAATACGCCGCCGATCGTGGCGACTGTCACGTGCGCGACCAGCATCTGAGCAATGAGAACGACGCTGAGTCAGCGAGTGCCCCTGCTCTCGCCGAGATTCTCGTCGAGAACGCCGGCACGCGTAGCAAGCCCTGGAGTGTCACGTGCTCGGAGCACGGGATAGCGGGCACGTTCCCTGACCCCGAGGGAGCCCACGAGCGTGCCCAGGCTCATGTCGACATCGTGCACGCCGGGAATGCCGTCATCCGCGAGGCGCAGAAGGACTTGGTGGGTTAGCTCATGGCCCAAACCCTTACCGACGAGTTGCGAAAGGAGATGAATTCTTCACGCTGCGGCACTGTTTCCGGTTATACGTCCGGGTGCCGCTGCTCCAACTGCTCACGCGCCATGTCCGATTATCAGCGGGCGTACCGCGAGTCCAACAAGGCCTCGATCGCCGATTATCAGCGGGCGTACCGCGAGTCCAACAAGGCCTCGATCGCCGAGAAGAAGCGGGCGTACCGCGAGTCCAACAAGGCCTCGATCGCCGAGAAGCAGCGGGCGTACTACGAGTCCAACAAGGCCTCGATCGCCGAGAAGAAGCGGGCGTACCGCGAGTCCAACAAGGCCTCGATCGCCGAGAAGCAGCGGGCGTACTACGAGTCCAACAAGGCCTCTGACCGACCCGTTTTCCCGGCTGCTTCGGAAATCCTGAGTGGCCCCAAAAGCGAGCACGGTTCGCGCTTCTGGATCTCCAGAGGCTGTCGCTGCGAAGCCTGCAAGGGCGCTCTCTCGAAAGCGACAGGCTGACGTGAGCAAGCCCAAGAAGATCGGCAATCTGCTCGCGCAGGCGGCGAAGGCCTCGCGCCTGCCGTTCGTCACTGGCCACTCGGACGCTGAGCCGACCGCTCAATCGACCGCCGAGCCCGTCGCTCCATATTTCAAGGAAGGCGAGTGGTTACGCCCCGAATGTTCGGCTCGCTGGTCTTCTATCGACTGGTGTGCCGATCGTATCGGTGGTTTGCATTACTGCGACTCCGAGATCGCAGGGCACGATGGCTCGCATCGTTGTCGCTGCGGTGCCGTCAGCACGCGGGAGTGGACTCAAGACGATGAGCGCATGGTCTCCCCGGGAGAGATCGAGATGTGGCGTTGGACATACGCTCAACTGGCTGCCGAGAGGGCACCGCTGGATGCGCGAACCACCGCCGAGAAATTCGAGCGTGTAGCGGTCACGCTTCGTCGATTCGTTCCCGGGTTCGAGGATCTGCCACGCAGGGCAGCCGAAGCCGGTGATTATCTGTTCAGCGTGGCCAATCAATATGTGCCCGAAGAGCTGGATCCTCCACCCCCAGCAATTGGGATAGGTGATCAGCTCTCGCCCGAAGTCGAACCCGTCGTGCGAGAACTGCTCGCCAAGATCGACCGACAGAACGCCGAGATCGAAGCGGCGCGCGCTGAGAATGATCGACTGCGCGAGTTGCTGGTTGCCGTCGCCGGCGAGACGTGAACGGGACCGACGAGATCGTGTCGACGGACGACGACACCCTCGAGATCCTCAATCGTGACCGCGACATGGCGCGTCTGCGGTTGCTCGCCGTGCATGACCAGATCGAACGCCTCGAAGCCGAGCGAGAAGATCTCGTGGGCAAGATCGCGAAGCTCGATTATCGGATCGAAGAGCTCACCAGTGAACCGCTGGCGTCCAGAAATGAGGCGCGCCGGATGCTCGGGCACGCTCGCGAGGCATTAGATGAGGCGAGAGCATAACCGTGAGAAGTTTCTTTGACCCTCCGCTGCCTCAAGCAGGGCGCTGCCCCTGGTGTGAAGTGTCGCTCGATGGTGACACGTATCAGACGCGCTGGGCCGCTTGGGAGAAACACTCGAAGCAGTGTGCTAGACGCGCCGATGCCGCCAAGCAAGTGCCGCACCCGGACGGTGACGAGCAAAGCGTAACGGCTGCGACGACATCTTCGCTTCCCACCTACTGCGTCGCGGCATGGGTAGCGGCTCGTCGAGCACGCAGACCGCTGAGATGGTCGGCATGACAGTGCCCTCCCTCTGCCGAGCGCGCGACGCCCTTACACACGAATCAATCATCTGAAAAGGAGAAACCATGACGAATCCCAACCCCGCCAACGTCCCAGCCGACATCGCCAGGGTGCAGGCCGACGAGAAGCAAACCGACGCCGACACCGCGACGCTCGCGGCCGACGAAGCCGCCACGCCGCCGAAGCCTCCCACTCTTTCGATCGTGACATCGCTACTTCCTGGGGCCACGGTGGGGACCGCGTACTCGGAGGCGCTCACCGCGACCGGAGGGACGACGCCTTACGCGTGGTCGGCTACCGGACTGCCCACGGGGCTGAGCTTGAACGCGTCCAGCGCAGTCCTCAGCGGGACGCCGACTATTGCTGGCACCTGGAGCTTCACCGCACAAGCGACCGATTCAGGTTCCCCTGCGCAGATAGCGAAGCAAGCCCTGTCAATAGCGGTTGCCGCGGCCCCGCCGGTGTCGACCGTTCTGCTCAAGGGGATCTCGCCCGGCTACGTCGGGAACCTGACTCGCCGCTTCTCGCTGGTCGAGGGGGTACTCGGAGAGGACGCGAGCCTGCGCCGCCTCATCCGAACGGCCGAGCGGATCGCCGTCGATCTGCCCCGTGGGGTGCTCGCCAACCAGATGGCCCTGTCTGTCTCGGCCGGGGCCAAAGGCATCCGGCTCGGGGCGAACTGGGGACAGTCGACGCCAGCACGAGGGACCTACTCGTGGACATATTCGGACCCGGCCATCGAGGCCGCGATCGCAGCCGGCTTGGACGTCACGTTCATCCTCGACGGCGCCGACATCCCGCCCTGGGCTGCCGCACCGGGGTCGGCTTTGTTCGGCATCGAGTTCGCCGAATTCTGTACCGCGGCCGTCACTCGGTACGCGGCCATGGGCGTGCACAAATGGGAGCTCTTCAACGAGCCGAACCTTGGGAGCAACTTCGGAGGCACCGCCAGCGGCACCCAATACGGCAACGTGGTGAAGGTCGCGACGCCGGCCATCAAGGCAGCCGATCCCAAGGCGATCGTCATCGCCGGAGCGATCTCGCCGGCAGGAGACAGCGACGGGAACGCGGCACCCGAGACGTTCCTCAGCGGCTTCTACGCCGCGGGCGGCGGACCGTTCGCGGACGTGATCTCGATCCACGCGTATTGCTTCCCGTCGGCGCCGATGGACCCGAGCACGTCGGGGTGGAACTTCTTCCTCAACATACCGACGTGGATCTTCGCCGTGATGGCTGCGAACGGTGACGCGCAGAAGCCCGTGTGGATCACGGAGATCTCCTGGCTGACCGTCCCGACCTCGGGCGGCATCTCGCTCGCGCTGCAAGGCATCTACCTCTCTCAGGTCTTCGCTCAGCTCAAGGTCTGGACCCAGATCAAGGCGCTGTTCTGGTACATGCTGCAAGACGGCGTGACGACGGACACCGAGGACTTCGGCCTGATCACCGGCGGCGGCACGGACAAGCCCGCGTTCGCAGTGTTCAAAGCAGCATGAGCGATCACGTCACGTCCTGGTGGCGGCGCTGGCTTTTCAATCTGCGCCACTGGTGGAACGGCTGAAAGGGATGGCGGCGGTGATCCGTATTAGTGGCGGACTGGGGCAGTGAAGGTCACGCGACGAAGCCCGAGGCCGACGGGCTGAGGTGACGCGTGATGCGGCGATCAAAGCGTGAGGCGTGGGCAAAACAGTTCCAAGAAAGCAATGAAGTCGAGTGTCGAGCTGTCTTTCTTGGTTTCAAGATCAAGGACGGAGACAAGTGGCAGTACGTTCGAACCGAGGAACTGAACAGTCTTATGTTGGGCCTCAATATCGGGTTCGGTCTAGCCCTGCACATGATCGAATCGCTCACCAGCCGCGGGGGCAATGGAGAAGTGACGGATGGCGATGATTAGGTGAGCCAGAAGACGATCACAGCGCTGACTCCTGAGCAAGAAGCGTATCTGCGGTGAGGTGACGCGTGCCGACTAGTACGCATACACGCACAATCAAGGTGGTGATGGGCGCGTTAATAGCCGCCATCCATGATCACGGGCCGATTACTGAAGAAAATGTGGGTTCGGCCGTTAAGCGTGTCATTGGACAGTTGGAGACTGAGGCTGAGCGAGGTTACAAGGTGGCATTAGTAGGAGACGAGCACGCACGGTGTCGAGCCGCCATACGGTGCGACTGCGGAGAACCGGGGTGCATCGGCTGGGCGATGGGTCACCAGTGGGAGGACGCGCTGTTCGAGGACGCTCAGCGTCAGCGATGCCAGCCGAGCTCGCCATGACGCCTGCCCGCCGTAGTGGCGGGCGTCTCAGCCTCGTCGGCAGAGAGCCGCCGCACGATCTGGACGCCGAAGCAGCGTTGCTCGGTGCGATGCTGCTTTCGCGCGCTGCGGCGACGACCGGCATTGAGCTTGTCGGACCCACCGACTTCTACAAACCCGCGCACGGCCATATCTTTGAGGCGATTGCCAGGCTCGTGCTCGGCAACCGATCGGCCGACCCGGTGACTGTCGCTGACGAACTCCGCCGCATGGACGTGTTAGAGGCGGTGGGAGACCCCGCTGTGCTGCTCTCGATGCAGATCAACACGCCCTCGTCGACCAACGTTGTCTACTACGCCGAGATCGTGGCACGTTTGGCTGGTCACCGCCGGCAGATGACCGAGGCAACCGAAGTAATTGAGGCCCTGCGACGCGGTGACGACGAGCGAGCCGCCAGCCACTTGGCCGCTCTTCAAGACGTCGGATATTCGCAGCGAAATGACCTCGAGGGCGCTGATGTCGCCGCTCTCATGCGGTCGCCAGAGAGGATCGAGGCCGATCTGCTCTACTGTGCTGATGGTCGCGCCCTACTCATGCGGGGCAGTGTCAACCTGATCCATGGTGAACCGGAGGCTGGCAAGTCGTTTCTGGCGCTCGAAGCCATACGCCAGGTGCTCGAGGCTGGCGAACGCGCTGTATTGCTCGATTACGAAGGATCGCCACCGATGCTCGCCGACCGCCTCAACGACATGCAGGTCGACCCGGACGTCGTCGAGACGCAGATGCTATATCTGCGGCCCGGTGGTGCCTCTGAAGCGAAGAGGCGAAGTTGGTTGGCAGCCATCGCTCATACCGTCATCGCGTTCGGTCCCGCCCTCGTTGTGGTCGACAGCTTCGCGGCCATTCTCTATGAGTTCGGCCTCGGCGAGAACGACGCTTCTGAGGTGCTCGTCCCACTACGAGGTCTTTGTCGGCCGCTGGCCAACGCCGGCGCTGCCGTGGTAGTGGTCGACCACGTGAAGAAGGAAGCCGACAGTAGGGATCAGTGGGGTCGAGGGTCGGGTGCAAAGCGTGGAGAGGTCGACGCCTCATTCCACCTGAAGGTCCAGCAACCGTTTGCCCGGGGCAAGCCCGGATCTGCCCTTCTGCGAGTAACCAAGGATCGCTACGGGATCCTCGGCGGCCAGAACGAGATCGCTGCCAACGTGACCTATTCCGAGGACCTTGCTGGACGCCTCAGAGTTACCCTCCACGCCCCCAACCCAGATGAGGCGATCTACCGTGGTCCGACCCGCTGTATGGATGCCATCGTTGAGATTCTGCAGATGTGCGCCCCGGCCGAACTCTCGACCCGACAAATCGCAGCCTCCTTACGCTCTGTCGGGAAGGGTTTCAAGGACATCGTCGTGCGTGACGCAGCCGAGCAACTAGCACTCGATCAGACTCGACCCGTTTCGACTCGGAAGGGAGCCAAGGGCGCGAATCTCTACCATTTCGTGAGCCCCAAAACCGACCTTCTGAAGGCATTTTGAGACCGCGTCCCATGTGCGGCCCACCGCGGCCGGGACGCGGTTGCGACCGGTCCGCGGCCGACCGCGGCCCAGTCAGCCCAGGGGGGGTTACCCCCTGGGCTGGGCTGCAGTCGTGCCTGGGAGCAACTTCGTACGGGCCGCGGTTCGAGACCCCTCTGAGACACAGTCCGCGGCCCAAAATCGGGCCGCGGTCTTAGCTTCCGTTGTGATTTCGCCTGGAGATGGAATCTGATGCTTAAGTCGAGTCTTGGGGCCAGCATGACCACCACTGCCCGCCAGACGCTCGATTCCATCACCACCGAGAGGCAGCTGCTCGACTTCGTCACCAGCTACGCGCGCGCCCACCACTGGCTCGCGTACCACACCCATCGTTCCGATCATTCGCCTGCTGGCTTCCCGGATCTCTGCATGGTGCGCGGTCGTCGCATCGTCTTCGCCGAGCTGAAGAGGGAGAAGGGCAAGACGACCCCTGCGCAAGACCAGTGGCTCAAGGCACTCTTGCTCGTGGCGGATGTTTCAGGTGGCGCCGTGCAGGTATACGTGTGGCGGCCGTCGGATGTTGGCACAATCATGGAGGTGTTGAAATGAGTGTCACCAGTCCCGAGGCGATTGTCGAGGCCGTCATGGCCGACCTCATCGCCTACTGCGCCGACAACGACTTCTCTCCGCAGTCGACCAGACCCTATGCCGAGCCCACGATCGTCCTGCCCGATCAGTGTCCTCTGCTCGCCGTGTGGTGCGAACTCACCACCTACCAGATCGCGGCCACTGGGCCACCCTTCCCTTACGATCGCCACCACACCGTCTTCGTCGGTTGGTACGTATGGAACCCGAAGGAAGCCGAGGTCGGCGGTGTCGGTGACCCCGGTACCGTCATGGCCCTCAGCAACACCCTCGAGCAACTGATCGCCCAGCTCGACACCTACAGCGCCGGGATCCCGACCATCGGCCAGCAACTCGTCTCCACGCTGCAATCGCGTAGCGTCAAGCCGCAGGAAGGCGCTCTCTGGCGTGGGCTCGCCGAGCTCGAGGTGAAGGAAACGACCTGAGTCTGCCCGAGTGGGCTCGGCACCCTGGTTGGCACAGCGATGTCCCGTGCAACGGGGCGACCGAGGTCATGTACGGGAGCAACGTGCCGAAGGCGAAACGATTCTGCTCGATGTGCTCTGTCCGCCAGCTTTGCCTGGCCGCTGCCCTGACCAATCGGGAACCCGATGGCGTGTGGGGAGGGTTCACGACCGTCGAGCGCGAGATGATCCTCAAGGCCAATCCCGAAGATATTCCCGCTCTGTTGCGCAAGTTTGCGCATCGAGACTCTAGGCGGCGGCCAGCATGAGCATCGTGGTAGTCGAGGACTTGTTCACGACCAGCGAAACCTGCGAACTACTTCGCTGTTCTCGCCGCACCCTTGTCAATCTTGTGGCTCGTGGGCGGCTTGCGCCCGTCCGGGTCAGCGCTCGCCGCAATCTCTTTCGGCGGTCCGATCTCGAGCGCTTCGTGACCGAGAACACCAACGACGATGCCGAGGTCTTCCGTGACGCCTTCGCCTTTCTTGCCGAACGGCAGGCCGAGGAGGATCGACCGCTTTGTCCCTCCTGCACCAAGCGACGGGTCAATCGTGGGGCCAATCGCTGCATTCGTTGTCAGGAGCAGTACGAACTCCAGCTGAGTCACAAACGCAAGTGGTGGACCGCTCACGGCTCTGAGCGGCGAGCGGCAGAGCGCAAACAGGCAGCAGCGACGGCCGCCGACGACGAGGCGGTGGGCGAGTGAAGCGGGACTACCGATTCAAGGGACCCTGGCGGGGTTCTCTTCGCCGACGAGTGCTCGCCATCTGGGGTGCGCGCTGCGCCATGTGTGGATGGCCCGGCACTGACGGCAAAGGCAACGGTTTGCATCTCGCTCACCTCGTCCCTGCGCCAATCGGCGCCGCCGACGAGACCAACCTGGTCCCCCTGTGTGCCAGTTGCCACCGCCGGTTCGACGCACGCCGCAACGCTGCCGCCGACGCTGATACCCCCAGTCTCGATAATCGTTTCGACTCGCCCTCTACACCGTCGTTTGAACTCGGCCGAATTACTGCAAATTCTTCGAGAAATGTCGACGGATCATGCTCAGTGGGCGCAGGTTCCCCCGCCTTCTCGTCACGCTATGCGGGCATTGTCGTCGGTTGCGACGAGTCGGGGGACTGATGGCGACTCCTGGCCCGAAGCCGAAGCCGACTCATCTGAAGATCCTCCACGGGAACCCGGGCGGGCGCGCCCTCAACAAGAACGAGCCGAAGCCGCGCGCCAAGCGCCCATCGTGCCCACGGGACTTCTCGGATGACGCGAAGAAGGCCTGGCGTAGCGCCTGCACCGAACTCGAGGCAATGGGGATGCTCCACTCGGCCGATCGGGAGTTGTTGATCGTCTTCTGCGAGGCGGTGGCTCAACACCGGCAGGCCTGTCGGGCCGTCCGTACCGCCGGGGTGCTGATCAAGGGCCGATCGGCCGGAGTGATCAAGAACCCCGCTTGCCAGATCGTGCGCGACAGCGCTGGCACGATCACCCGCGTCGCTGCCGAACTCGGGCTGTCCCCCTCGGCCCGGTCGAGACTTAGCGTGCCCACCGCCGACGAAGACGACCTGACCAGGAAGTACCTGTCGTGAGGCACCGAGCTCATGCCTCGACACAATGAACGCGCCTTCTCCCCTGAACGAGCGGACCATGTCCAGGGGTTCTTCGAGGAGCTGCTCGTCCACACGAAAGGGCGATGGGCTCGCAAACCGTTCGTCTTGGCGGACTTCCAGCGTGACGAGATCATCCGACCACTGTTCGGCACTCTGCGATGGGACTCGCAGATCGAACGCTGGGTGCGGGCCTACACGCTGGCCTGGATTGAGGTGGCGAGGAAGAACGGGAAGTCGGAACTCGTTGCCGGCTGCGGCTTGTATCTGTTGTGTGCTGACGGTGAAGAAGAGTCCGAAGTGTTTGGTTGTGCCAAGGACCGCGACCAGGCCAGCGTCATCTACCAGGTGGCAAAGCGCATGGTGCAGCTCTCGCCGATCCTCAGCCGACGTCTCACCATCGTCGACTCCAAGAGACGCATTATCGACGAGAAGACCGGGTCCTACTATCAGGTCGTCCCGGCCGACGCTGGCGGGCAGCTCGGTCTCAACCCTCACGGCGTGTTGTTCGACGAGGTCATCACCCAGCCGAGTCGTGAGCTGTGGGACGAGCTCAAGACCGGGATGGGCACCCGAGACCAGCCGCTCATGCTCGCAGCCACGACTGCTGGCAACGATCCAGGGGCCATGGCCGCCGAGGAGCATCTGCACTCCGAGGTCGTGCTCCGGGACCCCTCGATCGACCCGGCGCGGTTCGTATTCATGCGGAATACTCCGACCGAAGGCGATTGGAAAGACGAGAAGAACTGGTACTACGCCAACCCGGCCCTCGAGAAGGGGCGCGGCGGCGGGTTCTTGCGGATCCAGATCTTGCGCGACGAAGCCAAGGAGGCCGAGCGCAACCCACGCAAGCAGAATGCCTTCCGCCAATATCGGCTCAACGAGTGGGTTCGGCAGATCACCCGATGGCTCGACATGGGCGTCTGGGACGAGAACGCTGGCATTGTACGAGAGGAGGATCTTGCAGGGAAGACCTGCTATGGCGGGCTCGACATGGCCTCGACCACCGACTTCGCTGCCTGGGTCCTCTACTTCCCCGGGGCGATCGAGCTTCCTGACGACGCCGGGCACGCCAACGCCGTCCTGGCTCGCTTCTGGCTTCCCGAGGCAGCCGTCAAGGCGCGCAAGGACATACGCGACGTGCTACATCTGTGGGCCCGTGCCGGGCGGCTCACGATCACACCCGGCGATGTCATCGACCACGACGCCGTCCGCCTTCAGATCGACCGCGACGCACGCGCCTTCCGGTTGCTCAGGGTGGGTTACGACCGATGGGGCTCGAACGAGATCGTCCAGTGGCTCAAGAAGCGCCTGCCCGAGGCGAACGTGGTCGGCGTCGCACAGACCACCACTGCCCTCAATGCCCCGTCGAAAGAACTCGAGCGGCAACTCGGTCTCCGCCTGCTGCGTCACGGCGGGCATCCGGTGCTTCGCTGGATGGCAGACAACGTCGAGGCGCGTACCGACTCGAACGGCAACATCAAGCCCGATCGGGCAAAGTCCCGTGAGAAGATCGACGGGATCGCTGCCCTGGTCGACGCCGTGTCCGTCGCCATGGAAGAACCGAAGACGGCCTTCGCGTTTGTTCTTTAGTAGGAGTTGACCATGCCACTTCGTCTCATCGGACCCGACGGCAAGTCCCAACTCGAAGTATCCGGGTCACCCGTGGCCCCGGGCCTCGGGACCATCGAAGAAGGAGAGAAGATGCCCCGCACCGACCGCCAACTCGACACCGAGCGTCCCGATCAGAGCGACGAACGCCGTCGTGCCCGCGAGAAGGGTGCCAAGCGCAAGACCGCCGAAGCCAAAGACAAGGAGAAGACCAAATGACCACTCCCATGCTTCTGCTGATCGCCATCGAGCTACTACTTGCCGCTCTGGTCTTTGCTGGTCGTTCGCTCTATCGCCTGGGCGTCCGCAACGGTGCGAAGAGCGTCGCTGTCGTCGGCGAAGCGGTCAGCTCTCTCGACCCCGTTACCCGCGCCTTCGAGGTACCCCAGGCGCCCCAAGGGCTCGACGTGATGCACGTTGTCGAGGACGCCTCAGCACAAGACAGCCCAGGGCATGCCGCCAGAGACCGCCTGATCGCTCACGGCAGTCTGCATCCTCTCCCTGACGCGGTCCCCGTGGTTGCCGAGCCCGAGCCCTCGTGGCTTCACGCGCTCATGGCCACCCAGGTCATCGTGCACACCACCGACGATCGTTCGATCGAGGGACTCCTCGTCATGGAATCGACGAAAGGCATCATTCTGCGCAACGCGAAGCTTCTCGACGAAGGCCGTGCACCGGTACCGATGGCCGGCGAGACATGGTTGCCCAAGGAGAGCATCTTCATCGTGCAGGTGCCGGGGACACAGGCGGCATGAAGAGCCGCACCGTCGTCGTCAAGGAGAAATCGGGACTGACTCTCGCTCAGCTTGCGGATTTCGTTTCGACTGCTCGGAATGACGGGGTCTCCGACAGCGCGGTCGTTGGGGCGCGCGTGACCTGGGGCCGCAAGCTGATGGAAGTCTCGGTGGAGGTGAAGACGTAGAGATGCCTCCGAGAAGGCCGAAGACGATGCCAGCGGGCGGGCGGATCCACCCGGATCTCGCCGCGCTTGCCTACCCGATTGCCAAGTTGACGCCACTCGACGGGAACCCGAACAAGGGCGACGTCGAGGCGGTCATGCGCAGCTTTCGGACCTTCGGGCAGCGCAAGCCGATCGTGGCTCGTCGACGTCCCGACGGGGTCGAGGAGGTCACGGCCGGCAATCACGGGCTCGAGGCGGCCAAGCGACTCGGGTGGACCGAGATCGCTGTCGTGTGGAGCGACGACGACGATGTCACAGCTAAGGCCTGGGCGTTGGCGGACAATCACACAGCGCAGCTCGCCACGACCGACCCCGAGGCTCTGGCCGCCATGCTCAGCGACGTCTCGGTCTCCACGGAGCTGCTCGCCGCGACCGCGTACACCGAGGCGGATCTGGCGAAGCTCGTGCCGGGCGGCGCCGACGATCAGACCGACGAGCTCGGCACCGGCGTCTACGCGGTAGTGATCCCCTGCCGGGACGAAGCCGAGCAGCTCGAGCTGGTGCACCGCTTCATGGAGGAGGGACTCGTATGCCGCGCTGTCGTTTCGTAAGAAGCACGGAGATCACCCGGACGCCGCGCGTTGTCCAGTGCGAGGGAATCTTCGACGTACCGGCAGCGAGCCAGAGTGAGCTCAGCTGGGACGTGGACCTGCCGATCGAGGACAAGAACTGGCAGATCGGACTCATCGTCGGCCCGTCGGGGTCGGGGAAGTCGGTACTCCTCGAGGAGATGTTCCGCAAGCCTAAGATGCCGCGCTGGCCCAAGACGGCCGCCGTGGTGGACGGCTTCCCCGAGTCGATGCCGGTGCGCGACATCACCGGGGCACTGTCGGCCGTCGGGTTCTCGTCGCCTCCCTCGTGGCTGCGGCCCTACAACGTGCTCTCCAACGGGGAGCGCTTCCGGGCCGATCTTGCGCGTCTGCTCGCCGAGTCGGCCGATGACGATCTGACTGTGATCGATGAGTTCACCTCGGTCGTCGATCGCACCGTGGCGAAGGTCGCCTCTGCGGCCGTGGCGAAGCACGTGCGACGTGGCACCAAGCGGCTCGTCGTCGCCTCGTGCCACTACGACATCGTCGACTGGCTGCAACCGGACTGGCAGTATGACACCGGCAGTGCCACGTTCGAATGGAGGTGTCTTCAACCCCGACCCCGCATCGAGCTCGAGATCTATCGCAGCACCCCCGCGGCGTGGGAGACCTTCCGTCGTCATCACTATCTGACCGCCGAACTCCACCGTGGGGCGGCGTGCTTCGTCGGGCTCGTCGAGGGGCGCCCGGCTGTGTTCACTTCGGCGATCAAGATGCCGCATCGCAACTCCAAGAATCTGATCCGGGGCCACCGTACCGTGTGTCTCCCCGACTTCCAGGGAGTGGGGATCGGCAATGCCATGGCAGAGACCGTCGCGAGCTGTTATCGGGCCCGGGGGATGCGTTGGCGGGCGACAGTGAGCTCGCCGGCGATGATTCGCTACCGGGCCCGCTCGCCGCTCTGGCGCATGGATCGCAAACCGTCCTTCGTCGCCCCGCAGGGCCGATCGAGCGGGCTGAAGCGCATCGTCAGCTCGACGTCGCGCCTCACAGCCACGTTCGAGTACGTGGGCCCGCCGGCGTCAGCGGAGCAGGCGACGGCATTGCTTGGGTAGATCCCAGAGGCTCTGTTGCCCTGGCGTCTTGAAAGCGCGAGAGAGCGGACGAGGATCGTCAAGCAGCCAGTGCCAGCAGCCCGGGCGCGCCCACTTCGAGCGAGAGTCATCGACGACGTCGAGCAACTCGACAGTCCCGAGGATCGCACCCAGCGGCCCGTCGACGTCGGGGTAGAGCTCGACGCCCTCGCTGTCGGGACGACTCGCAGCGTGGATCGCCAGCCGCCCGCGGTAGTTGGTGCTCCACGTGCGATTCTCGACGTCCTTGGCGCCCGACATGATGAGGCTCGCCCACGGCTGACGCACGCTGAGCGTCTTCAGAACGGCTCGAACTCCGTCGCCGTCGATGTCGAAACTGCGCTGGGTCGCCACTGTGCTGCCTCCTCTCGCTCTTCGTCCTCTTGAGCAGTCAGCTCGGTGAGATAAGCCTCGCACGTCACTCTGACAGCGAAGAGGGTGCTCAGTCGATAGAGCGGGTGCGGGAACAGGTCGTCGAGATCGTGACCTCCGACGCTTGCAACGCGTCGAGCGCGCTCGGGGCCCCCTCTCATGTGGCGTGGTCGCGTGCGTAGCCAGCGGGCGTAGTCGACGACTCGAGTGCAGCGCAGCCAGTCGCTCATCGCCTCGTCGACGTTGGCGTGATAGCGATCGGCGATCACGTCGGGCCCGTCAGCGAGCGAGTCGACCCAGTTGCGTCGGATGCGCTGTCGCTCGGGTTGCGAGAGGTGCCAGTACCAGTTCCACTCGCCACCGATCTCCCCTCTCGGGGGAGCGATGACGAGAGCGCCATGGGCTTCTAGCTGCCCGTAGGCGTCGCTCGCTGCGGCTTCGATCTCTGTCATGATCTCGCGTCTGATCGCGCTCACGGGGTCGTAGGCGGTTGTCGTGCTCATTGTTCGCGCTCGGCGCAGTAGGAGCAGAGCTCGTCACCGGCTTGGATGTCATCGAACGTCAGCTCGTTCCCACAGTCAGCGTTCTCGCAGTGAAACGGGCGGGCGAAACTGCCATCAGGCTCGTCGAGCAACGCGGGCTCGACCCAGTTCAGATGCCCGTCTGTCCCGAACAGGCGACCTTCGTCGTGGTAGCTGCGGGCGGTCATGACTGCACGCTCTCGGCGACGATGCCCTCGGGTTCGAGAACGCTGAGGATCGCGTGCGACGTCTTGATCACTCGGTCGGCGGTCGAGCGCACCACGTCGGCGTCGCCGTCAGCCCAGCGGGCCACGTAGGGGAAGGTGTAGACGTCAGTCGACATCCCGAACGCTTGGCAGACGAGGTGGGCGACGGACTCGGCTTCGACTTCCTTGACGCCCCGGCACTCGAACAGCTCGCCCTCGTGGAGGATGACGTGCGCTAGCTCGTGCGTGAGCGTCTTCACTCGCTGCGCATCTGAGAGCCCATGCCGGATCGTGACGGTGTGGTCGGCGTAGTTCGTCTGCCCGTTCGCTGTGCCGAGCAGCTCGATGGACGCTTGCTCGGACCAGCAGGTCGCGAGCTCGAACCCGGCCTCGATGACGAGCTGGGCGAGAGACTCCCAGGCACCCTCGGGTGCTTCGCCGGCGAGCAGCTCGGGCAGCACGTCGGGGATCTCTTCGCCGTCAGTCTGCGAGATGTCGAAGACGTGGGTGGTGGTGAAGCCCCGGATGCCGGTCATGCTCAGCTCTTCGCCGGACTCTTCGTCGGTCCACGTGCGGCGGAATTTGCAGGGAGCGAGGATGAGGATGCCCTTCTCACCTTTGCGCACTTGGCGCCCGAGCGCTTGCCACGCTCTGTACCCGGCGACTCTCGTCGCGTCGGGGCGCTGCAGCATGATTAGAAAGACATTGTTGGCGCTGTAGCGGTGGAAGTGGGAAGCGGTAGCGAGCATCGCTGCCCAGTTATCCCCACTTACGAGGGACTCGACGGCCGTCACGAGATCATCGTGGGCGGCTTCAAGACGCTCGGCTCGCTGGGTGTTAGCTTCTGTCATGTCAGGGCCTCCTCTGAAGGTTCTGATCGGGCCCGGGAGTGTTGTCGCACTGCCCGGGCCATCTCTGTTTGCTACTGATAAGCCTACGCTCTGCTAGCAGCTGGGGCAAGTGCTTGTGTGCCCCCTGAGCTGCGAAAACGTGTTTTCTAGCTAGCCAGTGGCAAGCCATCTGCTAGCCACGGTTAGCACTGTTTGCCAGTGGCAAGCCTTTGCTTCCTGTGGCTAACCGCTCCCCCGTCGTCTAGCCCGCGAGCACACTCGACGGCATGACCTTCCCGCGAGATCCCGGCTTCGAAACAGGCATCCCACCCGGCGGCGCTCAGTCGACGGTCCTCGCCAAGAACAGCGCGGCTGACGGCGACACCAAGTGGGCGACCGCCGTGTCAGGCGTGACTATCCCGCAGACTCACATCGCGGCCGCGTCTGCCCCGGCAGCGGCGACGTCCTCGCAGAACTCGACCACGGTGGCGAGCGACCCGGCGAGCGTCATCACACTAGCCAACGCGTTGCAGACCAGCTACAACGCCGCCCAGGTCGACGTCGCCGCGCTCATCACGGAGCTCGCCGCGCTCACGACGAAATACAACACGCTCCTCACCGAGCTGCAGACCGCCGGCATCCTCGCCTCGAGCTGAGGCAGGCGGCCCTAGCCGCCGAGGATCATCGAGGTCGTGCAGGTCCTCGCGCCCGACGGCAGTTACCGCACCATCCCGAGCCGGAATCGCAGCTGGCCACTAGCCGGCACGCGCTATCAGCAGGAGTTCACGCAGTCGTGGGCAGGGCTTCGACTCTCGGCGCTCCCCACCGGCGAGTCGCGCATCCTCGCCTACCGGCGCATCTATCGCGGCAACCCCTGGGTTTACTCAGCGGTCAATGCGGTCGCCCAGGGAGTCGCATCATTCCCGCTCCGGGTCTACGGCTGGGGCAAGGACGGCGAGCGTCTCCCATACCGGGCGGAGCTCCCGAACACGCCCGGGCCCCTGAATGCCGCCATGAAGCTGGCGAAGCTGCTCGCATACCCGGCGCCGTTCATCTCCCGGCGGCGCACAGTGCGCCGGCCTGTGGTCGACAAGATGGTCTACGGGAACGGCTTGCTGGCGAAAGAGCCCGACGGCATGGGCGGCGTGGCGTCGCTCTACAACGTCCCTTGGCGCGAGGTCTCCGTCATCGCCGGCACCGAGGTCCCTGTCGTGGGCTTTCGCATCATGGGCACGGCCGGCACGCGCGTGTGGGCGCTCGAGGACGCCGTGCAGTTCGGCGAGGGCGATCCTGACTCGCCCATCTCGCCGTCACCGCTCGAGCCGCTGCAGTGGACGATCGCCCTCATGGACGCGATGAGCCGCAACATCGTCGCCTTCTTCCAGAACGGCGTGCGCTCGAGCGGCGTCCTGAAGCTCCCGCAGATGCCCGAGGATCGGGAACTCGCGATCATCCGCGAGCAGATCCAGCAGCTCTACTCGGGGAACGAGAACGCCGGCAAGCCGCTCATCACCTCCGGTGAGTGGTCTCCCATGTCGACCGGCTTCAACTACTCGGACATCGTCGAGCTCTCCCGCCTTTCCCGGGAGGAAGTGGCCACCGCCTACCGGATCCCCCCGCCGGTGATGGGCATCCTCGACAAGGCCATAAAGGCGAATGTGGAGGAGTTGCGCGAGCAGTTTCTCCGCGACGTGCTCGCCCCGTATGCCTCGGAATTCACCGACGAGATCGACGCGCAACTGATCGACCCTGTTCCGCAGTGGTCGGGTCTCACGAGCGGCTTCGACATGTCGGGGCAAATGCTCCCGGATCTCGAGGCTCTCGCCGTAGCGTTCAAGGAACTCAAGCGAGTTTTCACGCTGAATGAGCTCCGCCGCATGGCCGGTCTTGCCGACCTGCCCTTCGAATGGGCGAACCAGCCGTGGATGGAGCCCGGCTCGCTCCCCGCAGGACTCGCCCCGCAAGGTGCCACCCTCAACCCCGACGACATCACTGACCCCGAGGCCGACCAGGCGATGCCAGGCGATGACGAGGTGGAGGACGGGGACGACGCCCAGGAGGAGGCATCCATCGCCAGGCGACCGACTGCTGGTCGCCTCGGCCCCGCCCCCGTGCTGACCGAGCGAGCGCTCGCTGCCGCGAACGGGAACGGTCACACGCTCTAGCCGACAGCGACGCTGGCACCCATGGCCGAACCCGTAACGAAGTGCGGCACCTGCGGGATTGCTGACGACGAGCCCAAGCACCAGATACTCGTCGGTTTCAACAATCCCAACACCGGGGGTGCCATGTTCCATGGGCACGACTTCGAGCGCGAGGGGATGATCTTCTACCACTTCGGCTGCGCGAGCGAGTGGCACAGCAAGGTCGCCCCTGAGGCACAGGCAGCGCACGCGCGCATCTGCACCCTGGCCGCTTCTGGTGTCCACGGCGACGAACTGCGCTCACGCATCCAGGCAGGTGATTTCTGATGGCCGGTGGCGTTGACCAGACGATGGCGAACAAGGTCCTGACCCTGCTGAACACGGGGGCCAACGGACCGAGCATCACGACTCCGATCCACATGCGTTTCATGACAGCTAACGGCTCGGACGCGTCCGCCGGTACCGAGCTGACCACGGGAAGCGGCTACACACAAGGCACTGGTGCCCCTTCCGTCTCATCCTTCGCTGCTGCTTCGGCAGGATCGCAGGCTTCGTCAGCTGCGGTGTCGGTGACGAACATGCCTTCTTGCACGCTCACGGGGATGGAGCAGTGGGATAGCTCTGGCACCCCACAACGCACGTTCTGGGCACCTTGGCTGGCCGGGAGCATCGTTGTGGGGAGTGGCAACACCTTCACGGTGGCGAGCGGCAGTTTGACCGACTCACTGGCCTGATCGGAACGGGGAGAGCCCGATGGCTTCCTGGCTCCTCGCTGACGCCACCTATGGGCATCTGACAGCTAACGCGCTGTCCGGCAATGAGTCGTTGGTCGTCGCGACCGACCAAGGCACTTTCCCCACCCCCGCCGCGGGACAGCAGTTTCCGATTGTCATCAACCCGAATCTGACAGGGCTTGCCGACAACGCCACTACTGAGCGCTGCATCGTTACTGCGAACTCAAGCGGGACGTTCACGGTCGGACCATTGACGTACAACCACTCTTCGGGCGAGCAAGTTGTCGTCGTCATTGACTCGGCTTTCCTCATGGGCATCCAGATCCCCGCGCCTGTGTTCATCACGACGACTGGCACATGGACGGTTCCCGTTACTGGCTGGTGGCGGTTGTTCTGTCAGGCACCGGGCGGCGGAGGTGGTGGTGGTTCTTATACGGAGTGTGGTGGTGGTGGTGGTGGTCAGGGCGCTTATACAGAGTGGCTTGTGCATCTCACGGCGGGGACCGTGCTCACAGCTACTATCGGTGCCCCTGGCATCGGAGGTACTGGTGGTACTTCTGGAAGTCCGACCGCGAGTGGTGGCACGAGTGGCGGCACATCAGTGTGGAGCGGCACGGGTGTAGCGCTCACTGCATACGGCGGCGGCGGCGCTGAGTATAACGATGCAAGCGGTTCTCTCATTCTGGGCGGCGTATATGGGTGCAGCGATAACTGCGTGGCGGGGATGCAAGGCGACGCACCCGGAACTGCTGGTTGCGGCGGTCCTGCTGACAGCGGCGGTGGGTGGACTGGTGGAGGTCCTATAGGACCGTTCGCGTTGGGCGGCGGGTACGGAGGCAACGGTGAGAGTGGTTCTAAAGGAGGCGCTGCTGGCACGGGTGCGGGTTCGATGGTTTCTGGCGTTCGCATAACAAATGTGACAGCTACCGTCAACGGGGCCAACGGCGGGACACCCACTACTTACGGGACAGGCGGTGATGGTGGTGGTGCGGCGGCTGTTGGGGGCACCGGAGGGAATGGCGGCAACGGTGGACCTGGCCTCTGTGGTGCTATCTGTGTAGCGATCGGCTAAGGGACGGGCGTGATGTTGCGCCTTCCTGAGAGTGTGCTGAGATGAGCGTCGCTATCGTCTCCGGTCAGATTTCGACCACCAATCTTCTTACAAGTCCACAGTCTACCGCCCTGACCGTTGCGCTGACTGGTGTGACAGCGGGCAACACACTGGTGATGGCCGTCGTCTGTGACACTGGCACGACCACCATCAAGTCCGTCACAGACAGCGGTACGACGAATGGTTGGACTTTCATCTGTGGTCAAACGGCTGGCGTACGCGATGTTGAGTGGTGGTACGCCTCTGGCGCGGCTGCTGGTACTCACACCGTCTCGGTCACTCCTAACGCCTCGTGCGAGTTTGGCATGACGTTGTTCGAGTTGTCCGGGGCTGGGATTCCCACCAATGTCGGTTCGGGTGGTGGCGAGGTTGACACCGCCACTTCTGGGAACGTGGGCTACCTTGCCATGACAGTGGGGTCCGCAGGCTCCTGGGTGGCGGTTGCTTCCGTCTCGTATCTTCAGACCAACTCTACCGGCCTCGGCACGTTTTATGCGGGACCGACATCGGGTGGCTTACAGCTTGCAGGTATTACCTACGGTCCTGCCTCCTCGGACACCTCTGCCGCGACCGGCTGGACGGCAACTAGCGGCGTCTGGGCCACGGCGGGGATTGTCGTACCGCCAGCCGCTACTGTAGTGACGGGTGCAGCGACCGCTGCCGCTGTCACCAGTGTTTTGGTTAGCTCTGTTGGGACTGTCTTGGGTGTGGCTGCGCCTGCGACGGTCGCGAATGTTTCGGTCGGTGGCACTCTCACTAACCTGGGCGTGGCAAATCCCCAAGCCGTTGCGTCGGTCGGGGCACTCCCAGGTGCTTTTTCCAACGTGCAGAGTGTCTCTACAGCCATCGGCTCCGGTTCTGGCACGCAGAGCATTACAGTTTCTAAACCGGCGTTCATGCAGTTGCTTATCGCTGTGTGTCTCGTCGTTCAGTCATCGGCAAGCGATCCGTCGATTGTTGCACCGACCGATAACGGCTCAGGTGGTTGGACAGCTCTTGGGGCAGAACAGCGGTTGGGCTCGACGAATCAATGGGCGCGAGCCTTCTACAAGGTTGCTACTTCAACTGATCACACCAGCCTCACGAGCATTACGTTCACATGGTCGAACGGCACCGCGACCACCGGCGGTGTCGTTCTCTTCGAGGAGTTCGACGGCTTCACAGGTATGCCGACCGTGGAACTCGGGCCAGTAGCTACGAGTGGTAACTCTACAAACAACCCCGAGATCATCTTCAATGAGGCCAACACCGTGGAGCCGCTGCTCGTTTGGAGCGTAGTGGCAACGTCCGGCCCGAACGGCGGGATAACCGGCTCCAACTTCTTCCAGATTTACAACGGGTCAACGTTCTCCAACTACCGCCTTCTGTATACACAAGGGTCCGCCTCCACCTGTGAAAGCAGTTGGACCATTTGCAGCGGTCTCGGTCAGACCTATTACGGGATCGAACCAGCTGTCAACTTCGAGTGGACGACCCCTCAGTCGTGGGCAGGTTTCTCCATCGCCTTCTATGACCCTGGTGGCTGGTCGGGCGCTGCCACGGCTTCTGCAACAGTTGGTGTCTCGGTTGGTGGAGTAGCAACCGAACTTGGTACTATTACAGCTACAGCCACCACTGCGGTCAGTTGCGCTGGTGGCGCTGGTCCTCCTGGCACAGTCACAGCAGTGGTTGTCGCAAGTGCAAGTGTCGGGGGAGTCGTAACGCAGTTCGCTCCAATAACAGGTGGAGGGATTGTGTTCACGGCCATTCCTGGCTTGGCGATTCCTGGCCTGGCTGTCCCTGGAGATACCGGAGGCCAAGCAGGCTCAGCCGTCACAGCGGCAGCAGCGGCGAGCGTCTCAGTTGGCGGCACAATCTTGGCCATCACGGGGGCCGCGACTCCACAGGCTGTCACTTCGGTGAGTGCTTCTGGCATCGTTACCCAACTTGGCTCGGTCACTGTAGCTGTTCAGGCATCGGTCACTGCAAATAGCGTTGTGACCCAACTCGACTCGGTCATCGCGGCATCCACGGCTTCGATGACGACATCAGGGGTTGTCACAGCACTCGGCACGGCGACAGCAGCGGTTATCGGCAGTGCAAGTGTTTCTGGCATCGCAACTGGGGCAGTTTCAGCTGAAGCTGACTCAACGATTTCAGTGACGACTGCCAGCGTGACGACGGTTCTTGAGGCGACCACTCCGGCAGCCCAGACGTCCGTCTCGACGTCTGCCGTGCTCACTCAGTTCGGAGCGGCGAACTCTGATGCCACGGCAAACGTCTCCACCTTGAGCATCGTCACCACGTTGGGCACCGCGACAGCGGCGTCGACGGTCTCGGTCAGCACGACCGGGCTCGTCGAGACGCTCGCTGTAGCTACGGCATCGAGCACGGCTTCGGCGACGACGTCTGGTGTGACGACCTCGAGCGCGGCCAGTCCCATGGCAATCGCCAGCGTGGCGGTATCTGGTCTTCTCAGGACGCTGGGGGTAGCGACAGCGACCGCTGTCGTTTCGATATTTGCCCTCGGTGGCGTGCCAGTGTTCCCGATCGAGGACACGATCGTGACGTCTGTCTCGCTTTCGCTGAACTCGCCAGGTGTCACGCTTGCACCGATGACGGCGTGCGTGGAACTCAGTCAGAACGAGGTGGGAGCCAACGTATGAACCCAAAGATCACGTTTGTCAACGGTGCCACCGGACCCCCACTCACCGTCACTTTCCTGCGCTCGGGGGCTCCAGTCGACCTGACGAACGCGACCGTGACGGCGATCGTCTATCGCGGTGGAGGGTCGCTCCCTGCTCTCACGAAGACGCTAGTCGTCCTCTCCCCGCCGACCAACGGTCAGGCGCAGCTCTCGTGGGGGTCTGGGGATCTGGTCGCCGAAGGGGGGCCGATCGAGTACCACATCGACTTCGAGCTTACTCTGCAAGACACGGGCGGTGCCGTGGAGATCCAGCCACGCTCGCTGGTGGTCGAGGTGCGCCCCTCGCTCGTCTAGGTGGCTCTAGCCAGCGGGGACGCTGGCGGCCATGGCCGAAGCGCTCAAGCGCCGCCTTCGCATGCAGGTGCGCGCGACGCCCGACAAGGGCCCAGGCACCGGGACAGCGGTCATCTCGACCTACGACCTGGAGTACCCGATCGGGTGGGGGTGGACTGAAAAAATCCTCTCGGGCTGCTTCGCCGACTCGATCGCCGCCCACCCGACGGTTCCCGTGTTCCACCAGCACGATTGGGACGCTGGCCCCATCGGTGTCGGCAACCCGACCGAAGACGACGACAAGCTGACCATCGACTTCCGGCTCTATCTCAAGATGGGCGACCTGGTCGACCGCGTCTACCAGGCCATGCTTGACGAGGCGCTCGAGGAATGGTCGATCGGCTTCTGGGCAAGCACGATCATCTCGGACGAGGAGAACGACTGCTGCGACCAGATCGCCAAGGGTGACTTGGCCGAGGCTTCGATCTGCGTGCGCGGTGCCAACCCCGAGACGGGAACGCTCGAGCTAGCGAGCGTCAAGGGCTGGGTCGTGGGCGACGAGCCGGCCCGCGAGCGCGAACTCATCCGCGTTCGCTCGCTCATCGGCGCCAACGTGCCCGATCTCGACGTTCTGCGGGAGCGTAAGGCCACCCCGAACCACTCGACCGCCATCGACACCGGGAGCTGGGACGGCCCAGGCAACGAGAAGAAGCTCGAGACACCGCTCACCATCAGCATCGGGAACCGCGAGTACGCGTGGCGCGATCCCGACAAGGACGAGACGACGAAGGGGGCGTGGAGCTTCCCGCATCACATCGTCGGCGACGGCGGTACGCCGGGTGCCGCCAACGTGAAGGCCTGCCAGTCGATCATCGGGATCTTGAACGGCGCCAGAGGGGGATCGAACATTCCCGATGCCGACCGCCAGGGCGTGTGGTCTCACGCCGCGAAGCACCTGCGTGATGCCGGTGAAGAGCCGGCCGAACTCAAGTCCGAGGACGCGCTCGACCTCTTGGATCGTGTTCTCGGATTGCTCACCGTTGGCGATTTGGCTGGCGCTCACTCGGTCCTCGAAGAGGCGCTGCAACGCGACGCGAACGACCCGAACGACCCGCTGGCGGGCGCCGAAGTCGGCACTCACACCCACGCGCACACTCACGACGACGGCGAGACCCACTCGCACGAGCACACGCACAATCCCTCGGTGGCCGATCACGACGCGACCGACGGGGACGTCGCTCACAGCCACGACCACCCCGAGGGCCCCGAGTCCGGTGTGGCTGGCGATCCAGCCGACGAGGAGTCCTCGAAGGAACGGGTAGCGCGTGCCGTATCGACGCCTTGGGGCCGGCGTTTGCTCGCCCTGACCAGGAAGGACCCCGAGGTATGAGGGTGGACGCTGGTCGGCGCCTTATCGAGTCGCCGCAGTATCGCCAGGCTCGCGAAAGCGGGGCATTCAAGTCTCGACACCCCGGGGCGCGTGACGGCGTGAAGGGGATCGAGGTGCTGTCGAACGCCGAGCTCGTCGACATGTTGCGCGCCCGCCAGGCGGTCGGGCTGCTCGGGTTCGACATCGAGGGTGTCCCGTTCCCGAGCGAACTTCCGGTCGCTACCAATCTGCCGGCGGTCGTGGAGACGATCCCCACAGAGCATTTGCAGGTTGAGCTCGCCCCTGAGCTCTCCGAGGACATGCTGGCCACGGCGGTCCCTTATGGGACGCCGCTTCGTGAAGGCAGCGCTACCTGGGGCCCGACGCCGGCATTGCAGCCGCTGTATCGCTTCGGCAACGCCCAGCCCGTGAGCCTCGGCGTGCTCGACGATCCCGGCGCCGTGGCGTCGCTGCTCAACCGGCGTCTGCGTGGCGGTGTGAACCTCGGACTGGAGAACGATCTCATCAACGGCAACGGCTACTGGCCGGGGATGCTTGCTAATGCCGGGGACACGAACGCGAAAGGTGTCAGCTATCGAGCCTTCGCTATCCGCCAGGGCATCGCCAACGTGCAGAGTCTGGGCTGGTACGTGCGCCCTCTTCAGGTGATGTTGCACCCCACCACGGCCTGCGCTCTGTTCGAGGAGGAAGACGGTTCCCAGCGTCCGCTCAACATCCTCGAGATGTTCAAGTTGACGGTGGACACGTGGATCACCTCGAAGTTCATGCCGGTGGGGCAAGCCCTCGTCGGGGACTTCTTCGAGGCGGTCGGCCTCTTCGTCCACGGCGGACTCGAGGTGGATCTGAGTCGGAATCACATGGACTTCCTGAGCCGTGGGCTCGTCGAAATGAAGATCGAATTCCGCACCTACGCGTGGGTCCGCAACACGAGCGCCCTCGATCTCGTCACGGGCCTCTGATCTAGCCGCCCTCCACCATCGAGCCATGAGTTCCCGACCGGAATCAGGAGGCCCAATGAGCCCCGAACGGCACAACTTCCACGACCCGTCCATCGCCAAGATGGCGAGGATCGCCCGGGCGACGAACGCCCAGATGCGGATGGAGGCACCCCCGGCTCCTGGCGGCACCCTTCTCGAGCGTCAGATAGCGGAGCTGCGCCCGAAGATCGACGAAGCCGAGGCTCGGGCGCGCGCAGCGCAAGAAGCCATCGACGCGCTCAACCACGAAGCCGAAGAGCGTGCCAAGGGTGGCGACGATGCTCTGGCGCTACTCGACGAGTTCGACCCGAAGTACCGGGAGTACGACGAGGCCAAGGTCGAGGCGATGAACGAGGGGGCCAAGCTGCGCAACCAGCTCGAGGGTTGCCTCAAGCGCGCTGCCGGCAACCAGCCCCGCCCCACTGGCGACGACCCGGCCGGTCCGTCCCGGCCGCTCAACCGCTCCGAGCGTCGGCGCTTCGAGAACATCGCCCGGCGCTACGTCGAGTCGGCGGCATACCGCCAGCTCAAAGAGTCGGGCATGATCGAGAGCTCCGGCAAGATCCAGCACGAGCCGGTCATCGTGTTGGAGCGGGGGAATCGTCCCGAGGACGGGATCGGCTTCAGTGAGCTCGAAGATGCGCTACGCCAGCGCACCACGGTCAACGTCGGCGATGCCGGCGCCGTGGTCCCGATCGACCAGCAGGTATGGCCGCCTGTCGAGATCCCGGTTCGCCAGGTGCGCCTGCTCGACCTGATCTCGATCGTGACGACCGATTCCGACATGGTCAACTTCGTCCAGCAGACAGTCCGTTCGGACTTCGCGGCCGAGACCCCGTACGGGACCGTCGCTCCCGAGGCCGACTACGAGTTCGCCTTGCGACAGGCCTCCGTGAAGCGCATCCCGACCTTCATCCCCGCCACGAAGGACGTCCTCGCCGACCAGGGCCAGCTGCAGGGTCTTCTGCAGGATCAGCTCATGGTCGGTGTGCGCCTGCGCCTCGAGCAGCAGTTCCTGTCGGGTGCCGGCATCAGCTTCGCCGACAACATCTTCCAGGGAATGCTCAACGCGGCAGGCATCGGCACGGTGACCTACCAGTCGAGCGGGCACTCCACCGAGTACCAGCTCGACGCGTACCACCGGGCGATCACCACCATCCGCCTGACGCTGTTCGCGGACCCGACCGCTTGTGTCGTGCACCCTGCCGACTACGAGTGGGCAGTGCTCAAGAAGGACAACTACGGGCGCTACATCTTCACGCCGAACACCGAGGCCGACGTGCAGTCCCTGTGGGGGCTGGAGACCGTCGTGTCGCCGGTGATCTCGCAGGGGACCGCTCTCGTGGGCGACTTCAAGCAAGCATTTCGCATGTGGTTGCGCACCGGATTGAGCGTGACAGCGAGCACAGAACATTTGGACTTCTTTACGCGCGGGCTTGTGGCCATCCTTGCCGAGATGAGAGCCGCAGCTGCCACGCTCCAACCGCGCGCGCTGTGCCAAGTGCTATCCCTAACGGGTCCGTAAGTCTCTGCTAGTGTTGGGGCATGACCCCAACATGCTCAGACTGCGGCACCCCATTGGTGCGCAAGCCCGGACACAAGGCACCGAGGCGATGCTCCGACTGCCAACGCGAGTCCCTCAATGCACGCAGGCGGCTCCCGCCACCCGTTCCTGTCCAGTGCCAGGACTGCGGTAGCCCAGTCCCTCGGAGGAGCAACTACGGTGCGGCGCCGAAGCGGTGCGACGCGTGTCAATCCAGACGGGAATCCAGCCGGACCAGCAGACATCGCCCTCGCCCCATGGAGCCGCGTCTCTGTGTGGACTGCCAGGCTGTTATCCCTCGTAGGAGGGGCCTCGGATCCGGCCGGCTACCCAAGCGGTGCGACAGTTGTCGAAGCAAGCCGGGGCAGTCGACCACCTTCACGATCTGCGTCGATTGTGGAACGACGGTCGATCGGCCGCCTTTCGGGCGCGGACGTCTGCGCTGCGAGGAGTGCAATCTCAGACACAGACGACAGAGGGTTGCGGAGCGAAGAAGAGTGTGGATCGAAATGGGTGAAGACGCGAAGGCGGCGTACTACGAGCGTCAACGCTGGTACCGGATGCGCGCCAAGTTCGGTCTCGAGCGTGAGGACTACGAACGCATGTTGGCCGAGCAGGGTGGCATCTGTCCTTGCGGCGCCTCTCCCGAGAACGAGCGCTACAGCACGCTCTCGGTCGATCACGACCGCAGATGCTGCCCTGAGAACAAGTCGTGCGGTCGGTGCCTGCGTGGTCTGCTCTGCAACGACTGCAACGTGTCACTCGGTCGGCTGAAGGACGATCCCAACAGGCTGGACATCCTGGCGGCCTATCTGAGGCGCTACGAATCTCTCAAGAGGGAGAAGCAGCCAGCCTGATCCCGGTGGGCGTACTGCGCCGATCTAGCGCCCCACGACGATGACCCCATGCCCGAGATAACACAGGAGTGGATCGACCGCCTGCGCACCAAAGCCGAGAACACCTGGGTCGCCGAGACCACGACCGGCGTCATCATCATCGCCCACCCCGGTCAGCAGCCGCCCGAGGGTGAGAAGGAGCGACGGCAGCTGTTTGGGTTGAGTCCCGAAGACGCCGTAATCCGTCTCATCGACTCCAAGGCGTGCCCGCCCTTCGAGCTGCTCCAGAAGAAGATGGAGCTGCAGAGGCGCCCCATCGACGAGCAGATCGCGTACCACCGCCAGGAGATCGCCCGTCTTCTCGCCGAGAAGGGAGCGGTCCCTCCTCCCGAGCTCGCCTCGAGCGCGCTCGACTCCGAATCGGTCGCAACCGATACCGGAACTCCGGGAAAGAGCATTCCGGCGAAGCCGCAGGCTGCCGGCACGAAGGGCTAGCCGATGCGGGCGGCCGCCGGCCGTCCGGCGACAATGTTCTGGCCGCTCGTCGATGACGGCGGCACCGTCCTCACGCCTGACACAGGCACACAGGTCACGGTCACCGTCTACAGCGGAGCCTTGAAGTCCGTCGTAGCGGGCGTGGCACTCGGCAGCCCCGCTCTCATCACTACGTCGCCGCCTCACGCTCTCTGCGTCGGTCAGCAGGTGTTGATCGCCGGAGTGACCGGCACGAGCGAAATCAACGGCACCTGGACCGTAACCTCGGTGCCGACCCCGACGACCTTCACCATCGCCGTCTCGGCCGCCAACCCGTTCACCGGGGGCGGCACCGTCGCCCCCGTTCTCTATGTCGCCCAGCGCGCCGCATTGAACGAGAGTGACAAGGTCTGGGAGTGGACGCTCCCACCCCAGAGCCAGCTCGACTCGCTAGAGGCGACGTGGTCTGCGATCGTCGACGGCGTGACCTTCACCGAGACCTACGAGGTCGACATCGTCTACAGCCGCCTGGCGAACCCCTGGCTCATGCGCCTGCAAGACCCTGACATCGCTCGCATCGCCGCCGCCCCGATGGGCAAGCAGGCGCTGCTCATCCTGATCGACGAGATCGAGGAGGGAATCCGCGACATCCTCGGCTACCCGCCGGTGCTCGAGGGTTACCGACTGTGCTGGGACACTCTCCGAGGCACCTTGAACGATGCACTGTACGTGTCGGGCACGGTGAACGGGCTCCCCTACGGGTGGGGCGCTGGCAAGATGCTGGTGCCGGGCATCAAGTTCCCTCAGCAGATCTATTCGGGGTCCATCAACGGCGTGCCCATGGACCCGATCAACGACATCCCGATGCTGCTCATCCAGAATGGTGCTCTCATCTGGGCCGACTACCGCCCGTGGATCTCGGGTCGCTACACGCTGTGGGGCACCCACGGGGGCGGAACCGATGGAGGTCCCGATCCTGACGGCGATCTCAAGCGGGCGGCCCGGAGACTCTGTCACCACTTCGCCCAGCACGTCGATTTCCCAGATCGCGCCTATTCGATCGTGACCGAGGGTGCGTCGATCCTCTTCTCGATGCCGGCCCCCGACCGACCGACGGGACTCCCCGAAGTGGATGCCGTTCTGGCCAGAAAGAGATTGACCAGCGTTATCTAGTCCCTCGCTCTAGCGCCCCTCCACGATCAGCCCATGACCCACGTCGTCGAGAAAGGGACCGCACGATGACCCAGGACGATCTCAGCTCCGATTCCCCAGCCCCCAGAGGCGTTGATCTGATCGCCGGGACGATCGGGAAGCTCAATCGGGGTGACGAGGCGGCAACGCCAACACCGGTGACCATCGCCCCGACCAACTTGATCACTGGCGTCTCCACCGCCAACCCCGGCGTGGTCACAACGACGTCGGCACACGGTCTCGTAACGGGGCAGCTCGTGGCCATTGCCGGTGTCGCCGGTGCCACGATGGCCAATGGCGTATGGGTCGTCACGGTCGTGTCGCCGACCACGTTCTCGATTCCCGTCAGCTGCAGCGGTTACAGCTCCGGCGGTCTGTTCGTCCCGGCTTCTCCGGGGGTCGAATGCTCGGGGCATGGCACCCTGCGTCTTGACCTCGTCGTCTCCGCCAAGTCCGGCACCAGCACGCCGACGCTCACCGGGAACGTCTACACATCCTTCGACAATGGCGTGACCGATCCGTGGAGAGAGGTGGGATCAGCGATGACGGGGGTGACTGCGACTGGCACAGTGCGCGAGGTGTTCCCTGGCCTCGACCGGTGGGTCTGCTTCGCCGCTCAGGTAAGCGGTACGACCCCGTCCTTCACGTTCAGCTGCTCTGGCGAGGTCGTCTGATCGCTCTAGCCGCCGTCCACGGTGGCTGTCGTGATCACGACGGCGTCGACGAAGGGAACGGCCGATGGTTGACGACCTTAGCTCCGACTCAGTAGCTCCCAGAGGCGTCGATCTGGTAGCTGGCACGATCGGGAAATGGAATCGCGGCGATGGCGTCTCGCCGACGACCGTGAGTCTGAGCGCCACCGGCGCGTTCGGGGGCGCCATCGAACTGTCCGGTCACGGAACGCTGCGTCTCGATCTCGTGACGTCGGTGGCCGCATCGTCCGCCACCGTGAAGATCCAGACATCCTTCGACAATGGCGTGACCGACGCTTGGCGTGATGTCGCATCGTTCCAGGCTCAGACCGCGACCGGCACGGTGCGCCAGGTCTTCCCCGGTCTCGACCGGTGGGTCAGGGCGAATCTCTCGGCTCTGAGCAGCGGTCCGACCACCGTCAGTCTGTCGGGCGAGGCGATCTGAGATGGGGCAGTTCGGCGTCTTCGACGTGAGCGAGCCGACCTTCGTCGCGTACGGCAATCTCGAGCTTGAGCTGCCGGCCGGTCGCTACGAACCGCAGAGCGCCGCCGAGTTGGAGGCATTGCGGCACCTCGTCAATGTCCCGCTTCCCCATGGGACCGATGCCCACGCCATCTGCATCGAAGATCCCGCCTCAGCGCCCGTAGGCGTTGATACGGCGCTCACCGGTGCATCACCCGAGCCCTCACTCCCCGAGCCGCCACCGGCGCCTGCGGCGTTCGGAGCGACGGATCTCGACCCTGAGGAGGACTGATGTCGCTCATCCAGAAGCGAATATCACGAGCAGGGCTTTCCAAGCAAACCGCGCAGGGGTCGGCGGCCGCGGCAGCGACCTACGGGTTCGGTGTCGACGGCGGCTCGATCGCCAAGCTGGATCTGACCGAAAACGAGATCCCGCTCACCTGGTCGAACCGCGATGTCCTCGGCTTCGATCGTTCGGGAGTGAAGCCTGGGCAGAGCTTCGGTACTGTGGCGACCCCGAACCTGATCGGGTTGCTCCTTCTCGGCATCCTCGGTGCCGATGCGGTCACGTCGGGAGCCACGGTCTCGATCAGCGGTGTCACAACCGCCAACCCCGGTGTCGTCACCACGTCAGGTGCCCACGGTCTCACGTCGGGCGAGACGATCGTGATCTCCGGGGTAGTCGGTGCTACTCAGGCCAACGGCACCTGGGTCGTGACCGTCCTTAGCTCGACCACCTTCTCGATCCCGGTCAACGTCACGGGGACCTACTCCAGCGGGGGCACGGTCACACCGCCGCCCTACACCCACACGATCACGCCAGCGGCTGTGCTGCCGTACCTGACCGCGTGGGGTTTCCTGGGTCTGGCCGACTGGGTACAACTCGCCGACTCGAAGGTCACCTCCCTCGAGCTCTCCTGGGAGATGGCCGGGAAGGTCACGGTCAAGGCTGAGATCGCCTCGATCACCCCGTCGATGCTCGCCAGCGCGTACACCGAGACGAACCTCGAGGTGCTTTCTTCCGGCGGCTACTTCACCGCTGGTGGCGGCACCTTCGACGTCGAGGGCGCTTCTGCCGCCGTGGCCGGCGGTTCGATCAAGTTCGACACGCACATCGACCAGCCGATCGCTGCCGCTACCGTGCTGCCTGCCGACGTCGTCGAGGGCAAGCTCGAGGTGACCTGGTCGCTCAAGATCCTGCCCACCTCGACCGCCCTGTGGCGGGGCGTCATTTTTGGCAGCGAAGCCGCTGGTGCCCTGTCCGGGGTCTCCAGCTTCCCCCGCCTCGGCGCGGTGAGCTGCGAGTTCATCGGTCCCGGGACCGACAGGCTCACGATCGCTTCGCCGGAAGTCCGCTTTGCAGTCGAGTTCCCCGAGTCCTCGCCTGAAGGCGGTGCGGCCGAGCTCACCTTGGCGGGCACTTCGACATTGCCGTCCTCGGGCTCGTCCGTTTCTGCCGTGCTCTCGAACGACGTTCCGTCTTACTGATGCCCGAGCGGACCAAGGACCTCAAGTTCCTTCTGAACGACGGGACGGAAGTCGAGACCAGCTTCTTACCCCCGCATTCGATCGCCGAGCAAATCGCCTTCGAGGAGCACTTCAAGTGCAGCTACGTCGTCATCGACCAAGCCGTTCAGGCGATGCGCCAGACAGCGCTGCGCTCTGCCTTCACGGTGCGATGTTCCACGTGCAACCCTCCTGTCGCCGGCGCCGCCACTTCAGAGCAGCGAGCGGAGATCATGCGCTCCGAGCATCTGACCGAGAAGCCGGGTCACGAACTGACAATCGAGCCACCAGAGGAGCTCGACAGTCGCGTCGACCCGACCGACGCGTTCCGGGTCACTTGGATCTTGTGGTTCGGGTTTCATCGTGCGCGCGCCGAGGGCAAAGTGGCTGCCAAGTTCTCGACCTTCCTGCAGCAGTTGGCCGACTGGTCGTTCGAGACTCCCGAGGAGGAGTCCGAACCGCAATCCGAAGCTGCGCAACTCGCGCCCGAACAACCGCCCGTCGATCCGTCTGTCGAAGGCGAGGACGCTGGGAGCCTGGACCCTATGGTCCCGGATCCACTTCCGGTTTCGTAGCGAAGCTCTGGGTCGACTTCGGACTCGCACCGAGCGAGGTCTGCGCCGCTACTGAGCCGGTTCTGCGGGCGGCTCTCAATCGTCTCGAAGAGCACGCCAAGGCGCGCCAGAAGCAACAAGACGAGGCCACGTGGGACCGTCTGCACGCGCTTCTGCCCCGGGGTGGCGGTTGACATGCCCGTCGTCATCGCCGGGCTGAAGGAACTGCGCGCCGCTCTCAGGGACGCCGAACTCGCCGCCCCGAAGGAAGTCACGGCGGCGCTGAAGATCGGTGCCGCCGAGGTGACGGCACGCGCCCGAGAGCTCGCACCAAAGAAGAGCGGCAAGATGGCCGCCTCGTTGCGTCCCTTCGCCACACAGCGCTCTGCTGGCGTGCGTTCGAATCATCCTGGCGCTGGCGTCCAGGACTGGGCCACGACCTACTACCGCCACGCGAAAGGCAGCGCCGGTGTCGGCCATGCTGATCGCGCTCTGAAGCGTCACATCGCGCTCGGGCATGTCTCTGCCTCGGACGCCGGCATGCAGAAGGTCACGCTGGTGAACGTCTCGTCAAAGGGACCGAGCGGTGACCGCTTCGCCTACAAGGCGATCGACGAACTGGGGCCGAAGCTGGTCGAGGAGACCTTCGACCGGATCGTCGAGATTCTGAAGTGTCACGGGTGGTTTGGATAATGCCAGCGCGCACTCTGTCAGCCAGCTACGTCTTAGACAGTGCCACGCTTCGCCCCGGCATCGCCGACGCTGACGCCCAGCTCGCCGGGCTCGGCAAGACCGGCGACAAGCTCAGTGAGGACTTTGACAAGAACACCTCGAAGATGGGTGGGCTCTTCGAGAAACTCGGCAACACCCTTAGCAACTGGGGTCTGCCCTTTGGCACTTCCCTGACCAACATGGGCAAGAAGATGGACGAGACGAAGGGCAAGGGCGGCAGTCTCATGAACACCTTGTCCTCGGTCGGCAAGGTCGCCACCGTCGCGATGGTCGCCGGCGTTGTCGCCTTCGGTGCGGCTTCGCTGAAGATGGGGATGGACAATCAGAAGGCGGTCACTCAGTATGCCGCCTCCGCCGACATCTCTGTCGCCAAGGCGAAGCAAGTTGGCAACGCCCTCCTCGATACAGGTGGCAAGACGATTTTCACCGGCACGGCGATGCTGCAAGCCCTGCAGCCCGTCGCGGGGCAATTCTCCACGTTGCAGAGTCACGCTCTCAGCGCGGCTCAGGCCGTCAAGGTCGAAATGGCGGCGGCCGACTTGGCCGAGGCATCCAACGAGGGACTGGGAGCCACCACCAAGGACCTCGCCAGCATCATGCAGTCCTTCCAAGTGCCGATCTCGAAGGTCTCGCAGACGGCCGACGAGCTCTACTCCACCAGCCGACTGACCGGCGTCGGGATCGACTCGCTCGCCTCGACCATGCAGCGGCTGCACTCGCGCCTGGGTGTGCTGACCCCGAGCGTTGGAGGCCTCGACACGATGCTCGTCGATCTCGGGGAGCACGGCGTCACCGGCAGCCGCGGGCTCATGGTCGTGAACACGGCAATGACCACGATGTTGAAGCCGATGACCGCCGTGGAGACGGCCCAGATCGACCTGAAGCAGGCCACCGACGCGTTGCCGCCCAGCCTGCAGAAACTGGCCTCGCAGTACCAGACCGGGACGATGTCGGCCACTCAGGTCACTGCGGCGACGAAGGGGCTCGACACGACCCAGGCGGCGTTGTGGAAGACCTTCGCCTCCGCATCCGACAAGGTGACCTCGACCAGGACCGCCTACTCGAATCTCGGTCTGTCGGTTCTCGACACCCACGACAAGTTCGTCGGCATGGGCAGTGTCATCGCGCAGCTCGACACCAAGTTGCGCGGCGAGAGCCAGGCGATGCAGCTCGCCACCTTGTCGACGGACTTCGGGACGTCGGCGAACAAGGCGCTACTCGCCACCGTGCTCGGGGGTGCTAGCGCCTGGGACAAGGCACAGAAGGCGGTCGAGAAGTCGAACGCGGCGCATCTCGCCGCCGAGAAGCAGGATCAGTCCCTGTCACGCCAGATGGAGGTCGTGAAGTCCCAAGTCGTCGATCTCGGGACGAAATTCGGCAACGCGCTGATCCCCAAACTCGAGGACGTAGCACACGTCGGCGGCGATCTGATCTCCTTCTTCGAGCACAGCAAGGTCGCGGCGATTGCCTTGGGCGTGATCGTCGGTGGTCCGTTGGCCGCGTCCATGGCGATATTCGCCGTGAAATCGCTCGGCGGCGTGGTCGGCAAGATGAAGGAACTCGGGACCAACGTGACCCACCTGGGTTCGGTCTTCTCACAAAGCGCCGGCGGGATGGCAGAACAGGATGCGGGTGCCGACGAGCTCACGGCCACCATCTCCCGGCTCGATCAGACGCTCGGCAACGTCGCGGCCAAACTGCCTGATCTGACCGGCGGCTTCGGCGAGCTCACCGACGTCGAGCAGTCCCAGGTCGAAGTGTCCTCGAGCATCCAGGCGAGCAACGACGCCCTGGCTGCCAGCTACGCCGCCGTCGAGGAGGCTCAGACCTCGCTCAGTGCCGGATTCACCGAGCTCGAGGGGGTGGAGGAGGGCTTCGCTGCGACCTCCGAGGAGACCGGTGCGGCGAGCTCTGCGGCCTTCGGCCCGGTCGGCATCGCCATCATGGCGCTTGTCACCGTGGGCACGCTTGTCGCGACCCACTGGAAGACCATCTCGCACGACATCGTGCGGGCCTGGGACGACGTTTTTTCCTTCGGCAAGAAGATCTTCGGTGATCTCGAGTCCTTCTTCAAGAAGTGGGGCAAGGACCTGCTGCTGGTGTTCGCTCCCACCATCGGGATCCCTCTGTTCCTCGCGACTCACTGGCGCCAGGTGCTGAAGGACGCGACCGAGATCTGGGGCGACGTCGAGTCCTTCTTCAAGTCCATCCCCTCCAAGCTGCTCTCCGTCTTTTCCGGTGCCGGCAGTTGGCTCGTCGACATCGGTAAGAGGATCATCGACGGTCTACTGCTCGGCTTCGAGTACCTCACGCCGGCGGGGCTGATTCTCAAGTTCCACACCCAGATCCTCTCGGCGCTCTCCGACGCGGGTTCCTGGCTTCTCGACGCCGGCAAGTCCGTCGTGCACGGGCTTCTCACCGGGCTCGAAGATGTCGGTGAGCTCGTGGCGTTCGTGACCGTCACCATCCCGCAGAAGATCCTCGGTGCCTTCGCCTCTGCCGGGTCATGGCTGCTGCACGCCGGAGAGGACGTGTTGAGCGGGCTGTGGCACGGGATCGTGGCCGGGTGGGGAGCCCTCGGTGATCTTGGACGGACCGTTGAGGGGTGGCTTGTCTCGGCGCTGAAGGGTGCCGGCACCTGGCTGCTACAGGTTGGCGAGGACATCGTGAAGGGCTTGGTCAAGGGGATCGAATCGGCGGCGAAGCTGCCCGAGGACGCCATCAAGAAAGTCGGTGAAGGGGTCATCGGGGTTGCCAAGTCCATCTGGCACGTTCTCTCTCCGAGCGCGGTCTTCGCGGACATCGGCACGAGTCTTGTGCAGGGGCTAGCAAAGGGGATCGAAGACTCGAAGAAGCTCGCGACCGACGCCATGGCCGACGTCGACGTACTGACCAAGCTGAATGCCGACGCCCTGGTCTTCACCGCGAACATGTCGAAGATGAACCCGACGATTCAGACCGCGAGCTCGAGTCTGACCATCTTCGATACCAGGCTCGTCTCCATGCAGAACGCGCTCACCACCGACGTCGGCGTCGTGACGAGATTGAACACCGACGTTCTTTCCCTCAGCTCCTCGATGTTGAGGGTCGGCACTTCCGTGCACGACGCAGTCTCCAGCTTCAGCTCGTTCGGGACCGAGCTCAATTCCGTGGAGGGCTCGCTCACTGCCGTCATCCGTGATCTCGACACCAGTCTCACGTCCGAGATGCACAACGTGGGTGTCGACATGGCTCAGGGGTTGATCAGCGGGCTCGCCGGATCTCAGGGGGCGATCGACGCCGCCGTGAACAGCGTCGGCACCGGAATGGTGAACACCATGAAGAGCTCGGTCGGGGCCCAGTCGCCGTCGACGCTGTTCGCTCTCGTCGGTCGCGACATCATGGCCGGGGTCGTTGTCGGTGTGCAGACAGGCACCTCTGCCGCCGTGAGCTCGCTCGAGTCCGCCGCGCTGGCGTTGCGGGGTGTGCACTTCGGTTCGCCTGCGGCCGCGTTGCCGGCGATCGCTGGCGCGCCCGCGACTGGTGTGCCAGGAGGTATCGCTGTCGGCGCCGCCGGCGGCTCTACGCAGATCACCGTGCAAGTCACCGTCCAGGGCCAGGTGCTCACCGAGCGAAACCTCGTCGATGCCATCTGGCACGGGCTGGTCGAGAAGGGCGTCGTGAACGGATCTCCCGGGCAGGTGGTCGGCGTCTGATGGGCCTGCCGCGTGGCGATCGCTGGCACTCGGGCGTCCCGACTGATCACTTCCCGAAGTGGAGACATGGGTTCCGTGATCCGCAACTGAAGAAGATGGCCGCGGTCGCCAGATCACTCGGGGCCATGATGGCCACCGCCCGTTGGATCGGTGCGACTGGTCAGACGGCCAGCGCCAACGGGACCAATCTCGCGTCTCTGTCAGTCGATTCGCAAGCGATCGGCGATTGCATCGTCCTGTCCGTCGAGATAGCCGCGAGCGGTCACTCCGTCGCTAATGTCTCGGGGGGCGGTTGCACGTGGTCGCTGATCCGTGCATACGAGTCTTCGACGGCGGCGCAGCACGTTGAGTTGTGGCTCGGGGCTGTCGTCGCAGCCGGGTCGTCGACGATCACCATCTCTTACAGTTCCGCGCCTGGTGTGTCCTGTGAGCTGAACGCGCTTGAGCTCACGATTGGCGCAGCTGCTAGCTGGTCTGTCGATGTGTCGGCGGCTCAATACAACACGTCTGCTTCAGCTGTTGCGTTCCCGTCACTCAAGCCGAGCGGAACGGGTGAGCTGTACGTCGGCTATGCCTGGGGTGCAGAAGGCTCATCTGGTGGCATGTCGACCGGACTCGACGCCGCTTACGCCACGACATCCGGTGGCAATCTGCTCGCCTGGTACGGCAACACATCGAGCGCTTTGGGTCCCGCCGGTTCGCAGTCCCCCAACGGTGTGTCGCTCTCGATAGCAGCTCTCCTTACTGCTGCTCCAGCCGCTCAAGTTCCAGGCTTGGTAGTAGGCGTCTCGCCTGGGAATCTCTCATCCTTGTCAGGCGGGCAACTCGCGACATGGATGAGTGGCATGAAAGCGGCAGGCGCGACGTGGGTGCGACTCGGGGCCGATTGGGACACCAGCGAAGCTACACAGGGCAGCTATTCGTGGACTGCTAGCGACCTCATCATTGAAGCGGCGCTGAACGCCGATCTCTCGGTTCTATTCCTCGTTGGTGGCTCAGGTGACATACCCTCTTGGGCTACATCTCCGTGGGTCAATCTCAGCACGTTCGTATCACAGTATGCGGCATTCGCTGCGGCTTGCGCTGCGCACTACTCGGCGTCTCCGTTCTACGTCCACGCTTATGAGATTTACAACGAACCGAACTTAGGAACTAACTGGGACGGGATAGCGTCGGGTACTCAATACGGTGCACTGCTCCAATCGGCTTACACTGCCGTCAAAGCTGCAGACCCGGCTTCCTTCGTTATAGGAGGCGTGCTGTCAGCCGCGGGGGACGCTGCACGCACAGCCGTGGCATCCGGCTCAAACGGAGCCAATGTCAGCGCCATCACGACGCTGTACGTAGCTTCGACTTCTGACTTTTCTACACCTACTGGCACGATCGAGGTAGTCACCTCGACGGGCACCGCGGAGTTCAACTACACGGGCGTGACGAGCACGAGCTTCACCGGCTGCACGCTCAACTCGGGGACCGGTACGGTCGCCACGAACAACGTGGTAGCGCAGGGCGGCAGCGCTGACGGTGACGTAGCTCCGCATACGTTCTTGTCGCAGATGTATTGCAACGTCTCAGCGGTCGGCGGGCTCGTCGTCGCGTCTGCTACGGGGTCGGTGCCCGCGCTCACGGTCTCGCCCGTAGCGCTCAACGATCTCATCGTGCTCACGATCGGCATCAGCGCGTCGTACACCGTGTCGAGTGTCTCCGGCGGCGGGGTCGACACTTGGAGGAAAGTCGGAGCCCTGACAGGGGCGGTGAGCGGCTGGCGCGAAGAGATGTGGATGGGGCCCGCAACAAGCCTCACTGCTGGCGCTCTCACCATCGCGTTCACGGGCTCACCTTCGCTTTCAGGCGTCGGCGTCGAGCTGTCGTACCAGGAGTTCGCGAGCGGCTACGGCTCGCATGCCGTGTGGGCTGTGGACAAGGTGGGCTCACAAGAGAACACCGGGTCGACTGCTGTCACTTACCCGTCTCTGTCCCCCGCAGGGACTGCAGAGCTGTGTATCGCTTACGCGTTCACAGCAACTGCCGGAGATACCGGCCCGACTCCCGGCTTCGTTTGGGAATACACCGCCTACGACCGCCTCGTCGCCTTCAACGCGGTGGTGTCGGCGACGGTGCAACCCGCGTCTTCACAAGACGCTTCCGGTTGGTCAGACGTCGTGATGGCACTCATCACAGCCACGAGCAGCAGCGGTGGCCCAACTTCTGCCAAGGGGAGCTTCGACGCGATAAGCGCCCACCCATACTGCTGGCCCTACGACGCGGTCGACTCCTCGACGGCACAGTGGAACTTCCTCTACAACGTGCCGACGTGGATCTACGACGTCATGGTTGCCAACGGCGACGGAGCGAAGCAGATATGGAACACCGAATGGGGCGACCCTTACGATTCCGGCGACGGCGAGTCGCAGGTGACGCAAGCTCAGCATCTTGTCGATTCCTTCGACGTGCAACGTTTCCGGCCGTGGGCCGGGCCGTGCTTCTACTACTGCTGGCAAGATCAGGGCGACAACTTCGGTCTTCTCGACGGCTCCGGCACCGCGAGACTGGCGCTCGCCGCATTCGAAGACATTGCCATACCCGTCCCCGCCGTCATCTCCGTCAGCCCAAGCTCAGGGTCCGCAGGCGGGGGCACATCGGTCACCATCATCGGCACGAACCTCACTGGCGCGACCGCCGTCCACTTCGGGGCCACCCCGGCCGTCACTTATAGCGTCAACAGCTCTACCTCGATCACGGCGACGGCGCCGCCGCACGCAGCCGGGGCCGTCGACATCACAGTCACGGCCGCGAACGGTACGAGCGCTACGAGCTCGGCGGACCTGTTCACGTACACAGCCCCCATCGCGAGCAGATGGCCGTCTTTGTCCTGTCGGGTGGGATTCGCCTCGAATCCGTTCGATCCGTCGATCACCTGGACCGAACTCGGGCCCGCCTCGGGCGCTGGCCCGGGGGGTAAAGGTTGGCTGCGCAGTGTCGCGACGAAGCGCGGCCGTGAACGCCTGCTCCGCTCGCAGTCTCAGTTCCAGGCCGGGACGATGGTCGCCGCTCTAGACAACCGAGCCCGTCAGTTCGATCCCGAGAACACGAGTTCCCCTTATTGGCCGAACGTCCAGCCCGAGAAGATCGTCCAGATCGGAGCGACGTGGGCGGGAGTCTTCTACCCGGTCTGGACCGGCTACATCGACGACTGGCCGCAGAGTTGGCCTGGGTTCTCCGAGGGTGAGGTCGCGCTGCCAGCCACCGATCTCTTCAAACATCTCTCGATCATGCGCATGCTGTCATCCGGCTACGTCCAGCAATTGCTCAGTCTCGGTCCGACCGCCTACTACCGGCTGGGCGATCCTGTCGGGTCGACCGTCGCCGCCGATTCGTCGGGCAACAACCGCTACGCCTCGATCGCTGGGGGCGTCACCTTCGGCGTGACGCCCGGCGCCATGCCCGCCGACCCCGGTACCGCCGCGACCTTCGCTGCAGCTACAAGCGACGTTGCTGCCGGTCAACTCTGGCTCCCCGACGTGGGTTTCGAATCTGGCATTCAGAGCGGAGCGACGGTCATCTGCTGGTTCAATGGCACCGGCATAGAACTCGGCATCATCATCGACCAGGACGGTTTCTTCCGGCTGATGACCACAGCCCCCGGCAAGGTCATCTTCGCCGTGGGCAGCGACACGGTAGATGGTGCCACCACGATGACCGACGGCAATTGGCACATGATCGTCGCGACATGCGGCCTCGACTCCGGTGGCATGCAGCTCTACATCGACGGCAATCTCGACGGCTCGAGCGCTTTGCAGCCGGGGAGTTGGCCGACACCCTGGACCGGCATCGTGGTGGGCAACAGCGCCGATACCCAGACGCTGCAGGAGCTCGCCTTCTTCCAGCAGCAACTGACCGCCGCTCAGGTCGCAGCTCTCTGGCGAGTTGCCGCCTTCCCGGCTCAGTACACGGGGCAAATGGCCAAGCAACTTGTGGACGTGCTCGGGCTGCCCACCTCGCTCCAGTCGAGGATCGACACCGGGCGCACGTGGTGCCAAGCGGACACCGAAGACGAGACTCAGACCAAGGTTCTCGACCAGCTCCAGAAGCTTGAGCAGACCGAGCAGGGGCAGTGCTTCGTGGACCCGGCCGGCAATCTCGTCTTCCAGGATCGCTATCACCGCTACGAGTACCCGAACCTCACGCCAGCGGCGACGTTCGGTGATGGCGGCTCGGCCCATCCCTCAGAGCTCCCCTACGTCATGGGTGGGGTGAAGACGAGCTTCGACCGCGTCGAGCTCTACAACGACATTCCGGTCACGCGTCGCGGTGGCGTGTTGCAGGAGGCCTTCAACGCAGCGTCGATCGAGGTCTACACGAACCGCACGATGACGGGGCTCTCCGATCTCATGATGGCGGCCGACGCCGATGCTCTGTATTGCGCCCAGTGGATTCTCGCCGACACCGCCTACCCGCAACTACGCGTCGAGGATCTCGTCCTCGACCCGGTCGGCAGCCCGGCACTGTGGCCTTACGTGCTCGGTTTGGACATCGGCGCGGTCATCACCGTGAACAAGCACAACATCCCCGGCGGCGGGCCGGCGCTGAGCGTGATCTGTCGCATCGAGGGTGTCGAACACCAGATCGATCCGCCTCGATCGTGGCGCACCACTTGGCATCTCTCGCTCGTGGGCACGCTCCCGTGGTTCATCCTCGGCGACCCGGTGGCGGGGCTGCTTGACCACGGGAATAGATGGGCGTGGTAGCTCGATGAGGCTCTAGCCCCAGCCGACGATCGAGCTGTGACGCTGCCGACTCCGAGTGCCCACTTCGTCACGGCCGAGGACGTCTATCACGCTCACCCTCAACACCCCGAGCACACCCCGGCAGAGGCGGCGGTCTTCCGACACTGGCGTCATCATGCCGGCGTCCCGGGCCCGCAGCGTCTGCAGATGCGAGGCCCTTGGCCGAACGAACTGGCCGCTTCCCCGGTTGCCAAGACCTACGTGAACCATGGGCGTTGGTGCGTCGATTGTCCCTTCGAGGGCTGCAGTTCGGCCCAGTACGCATCGAAGACCGATCACCGGTTCTTCTGCATCGAGTGCTCGAACGCCGGCACCGGAAAGTGGGTACCTGTCGCCTGGCCCGAGGATCTCGAGCTGGCCGCCATCGAGGCGGCACTCGCTCTGCGGCCTGTGCTTTCCGTGCGCAACTGGCACCCGGGTGAAGCTGTGGCCGATCTCGAGGCACAGAACAAGATCCACGGTGTGAACTGATGTCCTGGACGGTCCCGAAGACGTGGAACGTAGGCGACATCGGCACTGCTGCCGATCTCAATGCCTACGTCCGGGACAACTCGAACTTTCTCTACGGGACTCCTTGGCAGAATCCGAGCGCCTACGAGAACGGCTGGACGGCGTACTCGGGACAACCGCCGCAGTATCGTTTGTCGGGCACCGACCTTCAGCTGAGCGGTCTGCTGGTGCCCGGGACCTTCGGGGCGGTCGCCTTCGTGCTCCCCACCGGTTTCATACCCAGTGCCCCCTGCCAGCTTCTCGTCTGTACAGACGCTGGGGGGAACGGGATCGGTCGACTCATCTTCGGCACCGACGGCAGCGTCGTCCCCTGGTCGGGGGGTGGAGGCACCGCGTGGTTCGCGCTCAACGGCGTGAGGGTGCCGGCACTCATCTGACCTGCTCTAGCGGGCACGCACGCTGGCCTCGATGTTCAGCTCCTGCATCGCCGCCACATTCGCCACGAATACCTGCCGATATTATCGGCGCGGGGCCAAGCGATGACGCTGATGTACGACAGCGTCACGGGCGCCGCGATCCCGCTCGACGCCCAGATCGTTGCCGGCTATGTCGACGGTCCCTATGGGCCCAACGACCGGTACCACACTGGTTGGTCCGCCGACGCCTGGGCGCGCTACCCGCACGCGCAGCACGTCACGATCACGGTGGAGGGTACGCCGGGAGCGCGGGTCGCGGACTGCGAAGCCGGTGCCATGACTCCCGCTCAGGCGGCGTCATGGGCGCTGGGCGAGGTCCGCGCTGGCCGCCGCCCCACCATCTACGCGTCGGAGTGGGACTGGGCGAACGAGGTCGATCCATCGCTTGCCCGAGTCGGGCTTAAGCGTGTGCGCGACGTAGACGGGTGGCAAGCGCACATCGGGCCTGCAAAGGTGCCTCCTGGCTTCGTGGCGTGCCAGTACGCGCAAGACGTCCCCGGTGTCGGTGGCCACAACATCGACCTGTCCGTCACCGACGGCGTGTGGCCGGGGAACGCGCCGGCCCCTGCACCACGCCCCGTCCCGCTGCCCGAGACCGTCTACTTATCCGATCTAGCCGTGGAGGTCCCCATGTCCGTGTTCAAGTCCGACTCTGATGCAACCGCCTACATGGTCCGGCGGTGGTATTGGGACCGCCTCGGTCGCGGACCCGAATCAGTCCAGGCGCTCGACTACTGGGTGTGGGGATGCGCGGTGAACGGCGTAGATGCCACGTTCGCGGCATTCATGGCAACCTCTGAGGCCGAGGTCGACGCCCAGAGACTTGAAGAAGCGATCGACGCTGGTGTCAAGGCAAACACGGCGAGCGCATCGACAGAGGCACAGGCGCCCACGCCATGACCGGGAACGTCGAGATGATCTGCTCCTGCGTCATAGCGTTCGTTGTCCTCGTAGGTGGGGTGGCGGGAACCGTGCGCTGGGCTCACAACCATGCTCTTGCGAACGTGTCGAATGTAGTGTCCGACATCCGTAGAGAGGTCGCCGACATTCGCAAGGAACTCCACCCCAACAACGGCCAGTCGCTAGCCGACTCGATCCACCGCAACGAGGATCTCACGAAGTCGACCTCCGAGGCTGTCGAGGCATTGACCGAACGTTTCAACGCTCATCTGGACTACCACATGGAGCGCGGGCCCGAAGGACCTCGTGGCCCGCGTGGGCGGGCTGGGCCGCAAGGGAAGCCAGCAGCTGGGGTCAAGGCGAGAGCATCGAAGAGGGCAGCGAAGCCGCAGGGTTGACGATGCGTAACGCCCTCAACAGATTCGCCGAGCCGCGTGTCCAGATTTGGATATGGGGCATCTGGACGGTCGTCTGGGTCGTGCTCATGCCCATCACCCTGGTGACGACGCTCAAAGTGTCGCTCGAGTGGGTGGTGTTCATGTCATTGTTCGCCAATTGCGCCAGTACGGCGACCGCTTGGGTGGCTGCCCTCGGATACCTCCGCTCTCGGGCCGTTCACGAAGCAACTCTGGACGCACGACTGGACTCTCTGGGCGACTCCCACGCCGATCTGCACGCGAAACTCGACGTGATAATGGAGCAGACACAATGACAACGCTGCACGCGATCGGCAACTGGCTCTACTGGTTCTTCGGCATCGGAGGCTCGGGCCCGCACTATGGTTTCTGGTCAGGCACGGGCTCCGACATCGGAGAGGTGACGATCCTTGGTGCCGTCCTTGTCGGGGTCCACCACCTGAACTGCCACGCGAAGGGCTGCTGGCGTCTCAGCAGGCATCAGGTCGAGGGAACCCCTTACAAGGTCTGTCGAAAGCATCACCCGAGCATCCCGAGCGGGGGCCCGACTCTCGACCAGATACACGCGGCACACGCGGCACACGTGGCCAAGAGCAAGCCACCCAGTTCGGTGAAGCGAGCGCTCCCGGCAAAGAAGGCAGCGAAAGCCCCGCGCGGTTAGCCAGGGCCCATGAATGCCGAGGAACGATCGACGGCGCTGCTGGGTTCGTTCGACGGGACGGTCTCCATCGTCGGTGTCATCTATGCCCTCTTGATCCACAGGAGTTCCGACGCCGCCATCGCCATCGCCGGTCTCGGCGGTGGGATCTCGGCGACCGTCTCGATGGCGACAGGCATCTTCGAGGCCGCGGAAGGTCGCTGGCATCGAAGACTGCGCGACGCCGGCGTCATGGGGGTCGCCGTGTTGCTCGGCAGTCTCGTCCCCATCTGGCCCTGGTTCCCTTGGTTCGGGTTCTCCCGCACGCTCGCTCTCGTCATCGGTGCCGGCGGTTGCCTGCTCGTGGCGACGTGGATCGGACACGAGAAGGGCAACGGTGCCGCGGACTACGTCGGGGCGTTCGCCGCCCTGTTCGGTGCCATCGGTCTCACGCTGCTCGTCGTGGGGCTGATCCCAGCGTCGGCAATCTGAGGCGTCTAGCAGGCGAAGAGCATGAGCGCCATGGAAAGCCCCACTCCGAAAACTGGTTTCGGTTCGACCTCGCTCTTCGTGCACATCGTCGCCTTCGTGACAGGTCTTGTTGGCGCCGGTTCGGCCTTTCTCGTCCACGGCAGCGCGGTGCAGACCGCCGTTATGGGTGGAGGCGGAGCGCTACTCTCGCTCGGCTCGACCATCGCCAAATTGGCCCATGACAAGGGCCTCCATATCGCCACGATCCATGCGGCCGGCTCTGACATCGCCGCCGCACTCCCGAAGCTGCGCCAGGACCTCGCCATCGTGCAGGGCTTCGTCGAGCAGGACTGGCCCGGGTTGGCGAGGACGATCAACGACACGAGCGGGAAGGTCCACGAGCTCGAGCAGAAGGTCGAAGCCATCCCCGGTGTTGACGAGCTCGTAGTCGCCGTCACCGCCGCTATCCGATCGCAGCTCGCTGGCCCTGAGTCAAAAGCAACGGAGGTTCCACATGACTGATGTCCGGCCGGCCCCTCGACGGTACAAGCGCGGACTCCACCGCTTCGACCCGGTCAAGCATGCTCGATTCAAGACCGCTGCCCACTACGGGTTCACTTTCCCGGCCGCCACCTTCCCGGTGGACCGGACGGGTGGGCTCGTGCCGGCGCAGCTCCCCGGGTCCAACCTGGGGATGGGAGGGAACGGGCCCGACCCGACCGCCAGCGGCGTTTTCGCCGAGTTCGCCGCCGAGGGGGTAGGCGACTGCGGTCCCAACGGGCATCCCAAGAACTCCGGCATCATCACCGCCGCCATCTGTGGCGAGTCGGTGGCTGCCAACACGCTCACCACCGACCAGATCCTGGCTCTCTACTTCATCTATTCGGCACAACAGGCCGGGACGACGTGGAACCCGTCTATGGGACCCCCGAACCCCGATTGGGACCAGGGGGTGGACCTGGGCGACTGGCTTCTCTGGTGTCTCACGCACGTCGAGAACGGCAACGAGGTGGCAGCGGGCGAAGGGTTGATCCAGGGGTTCGTGGCCGGCGACCTGTCCGTTGCCGAAATCGCCGGGGCCCTACAAGTCGGTTTCGCCGTCATCGGCGGTTGGATGCTGACCAACGACGTCGAAACGTGCTTCGAGAACGGGACCCAAGCGTCAGCTGGCCCGAGCAACCCGCCCAACCCTGACGACGGGCACTGTTTCGACATCGTGGCCCTGAAGGACGAGGCGGGCGACGGGACTGGCGCCACCTGGGGCGGCTGGCTGCTCTTCGCCGGTTCGTTCTTGAGCGATTGTCTTCAGCAGGTCTTCTACGTCTACACGCGCCAGCAGGCCGAGGACGCCGGGTTCCCGAACGCGCAGGTGATCGCCGACCTGAAGGCTCTCGGCGGCACCGTCGTGACCCCTCCGGCTCCGGGGCCGGTGACTCCTCCTCCGCCCGCACCGGCTCCGGTGCCGGTCAATCCCCCGACTCCAGTAACTCCTCCAGCTCCGGTCACCCCGCCGCCGACCCCCAACGGGCCGCCCGTGCCGCCTCACGAGATGCCGCCGTGGTTCCACCGGTGGTGGGAGGACGTCGTGCAGTGGATCGAATCGAAGTTCGGCTCGGACGTCGCTCAAGAGGTCGAGAACGTCGCCGAGGAGCTCGAGACCTGAAAGCCCTCGTCCCCCTGGCGGGCGTGCGGCTTTACGGGCCGGGTGAGACCTGCACCACATCCATCGCCGGCGATCTCGTTCTCGTCCATCACGACGGGTTCATGCCTGCCATGATCCGAGGCTTCGAGCGGCTACGGC